ATGTGGAGAGCTAGGGAAATAGTCCTCTATCTTTATTTTGATTGCAAGGTATGTCTTATAAACATTTCTTGTTTATCTGATCCCTTTTTAGGCAATACTCCTACTAAGAAAGAAGGGCTTAGCATGGATAGTAAATCAATACAAGAGGTGCGATTAGAGCATCAGATGAATAAGTTATTAAAGCAAATAGGCTATCAGCTAGAACATCCAGTTGAATGCATCCATAGAAATAAGGCTATGTGCAGTCAATGCCTTTATAACGTAGGAAGTGTAATACCAATATGCTCCAAAACAGAGTAAGCAGTTATACCCATAGTGGTGTAGCTGCTTATTTTAATGTCTGGAAACTTATTATATTTCTATCTAGGTCTCCACTAGTTTTGCATAAAAATACACATTTATAACAGCTTTATACAAATCTTGCCCTAACATTGATATTCGCTGTTATGACCGATTTACAAATGTCAATTATTCAAAATGCGACTTTAAAGTTAGCATTACAGAATGAGAGGCATTAATGATGAAAATTAAATATGAAAGTGTTACCGGAGAAATCATGGAAATTGATGTACCCGATGAGGTAGCAGAAGTATGTATTGAAATTGAGGACAGTACCAAGAAACAAGAACGAAGAGAAACAAGGAGGCACGTCTTATTATCAGTACTAGAAGCAAAAGGAGTACAGGTGTCGGAAAATACAGATATTGAAACTGAAACTATTGAATCAGGAAAAATCGAACAATTACAAAATGCCTTGAAGAAGTTACTGCCAGAGCAGCAGGAGCTCATCTTCAAGGTCTTTTTCTGTGAACAATCAATAGCTGAGATAGCAAAAGAGGAAGGGGTAACAATACCTGCTATTTACTCAAGGTTAAATACAATCTACAGGAAATTAAAGGAAATTATGTTTTTATCCTTAATAATTGCCATTCTCGTGGCTATATAGTAGAGGAATTTATTTTGACCTCTAAAAACCAATCACAAGGAGATGAATAAAATGCAAACCATTAAGATTACTATTTCTGGATTACAGTCTAGCCACATTTCGGTTAATGAAAGTACGCCTGAAGAAACAGAAGTAGCTACCAAACTTACTAAGTTACTCAGAATTATCCAACCTAAGGAGGCACTACAGCAATGAAGCTAGTTTTTATCTGTTCTCCTTATAGAGGAGATATTGAACGTAACACCTTAAGAGCACGAGCGTATTGCCGCTTTGCTTATACCAAAGGAGCAGTTCCTTTTGCTCCACACCTTCATAATACACAGTTCCTTGATGAGAGTATTAATGAAGAACGCCAAGCAGGTATTGTACTGGGGCTTCATCTATTATCTCATTGTGAAGCACTCTGGGTGTTTGGCAATCAAATGACCGAAGGTATGCGTGTAGAAATCGAAGCAGCAAGCAAAATGGATATGCCTATTAAGTACTTTAATGACAAATGTGAGGAGCTGACGAATTATGAAACAAGATGAACTGATTTTACAAGTAGCAAAGGATCTTTACAAACTAGCTGAGCATATTGATAGTTTATTTAACGTTGCATCAAAAAAGAAAACTGTTTCAATAGAAGAAGTTAGATCTGTACTTGCTGAGAAGTCTCAAGTTGGAAAAGGCCCTGAGATTAGAGCTCTTATTGAAAAGTATGGTGCTGACAAATTAACTGACTTAGAGCCATCTTGCTATGAGGCACTTCTTAATGAAGTGGAAACTCTGTAATGTCAGCTCATGCACTACTGGGTGCATCTAGTTCTTATAAATGGCTTCATTGTACACCTTCAGCAAGATTAGAGGAACAGTTTGAAAACACCACCAGTACCTTTGCAGAGGAGGGAACAGCTGCTCACGCTTTAGGTGAATATAAGATTAGAACCTTTTTAGGAGAAAGCTTAGAAAGGCCTATAAGCGACTATGACAGTGAGGAACTAGAAGAATACACGGATGTCTATCTGACACTAGCCATAGAGCTTATTGCAAAGGCAAGAGAAGCATGTACTGACCCACTTATCTTAGTGGAGCAACGATTAGATTATGCTTGTTATGTGCCAGAGGGTTTTGGAACAGGAGATTTAATCATTGTAGCAGATGGCACCTTGGATATCGTGGATCTTAAATACGGACGTGGGGTGGCAGTATCAGCCAAGGATAATCCTCAAATGAAGCTTTATGCATTAGGGGCACTTACTTTATTTGATGTCCTTTATGACATTGAGATAGTTAGGATGACCATCTGCCAACCAAGGCTTGAGAACATTTCTAGTTATGAAATAAAAACAAGTGAGCTCCTTGAGTGGGTCGAAACTGAATTAAAACCTAAAGCTAACATGGCTTATAAAGGAGAGGGCGACTTCTTACCAGGAGAGCACTGTCGTTTCTGTAGAGCTAAGCAAACTTGTAGGGCTAGAACTGAGCATTTCTTAGAGCTAGCACAGTATGACTTTGCACTTCCTGCGTTATTAGAAGATGAAGAGATTATTCAAATATTACCCCTAGCTGAAAAACTCGCAAGCTGGGCTAATGATATATATGTCTATGCGACTGATAAAGCTTTAAATGAAAACAAGGAGTGGTTAGGTTATAAGTTAGTTGAAGGTAGAAGTAATCGCAAATATAAGAATGAGCAAGAAGTTATTAGTAAGCTTTTAGAAGCTGGCTATAAAGATATTTACAAGCAGTCACTACTTGGACTAAGTGAGATGGAGAAGCTCTTAGGTAAAAACGTATTTAATGAACTCTTAGGATCATTGGTAGAAAAACCCCAAGGTAAATTAACCTTAGTTCCAATAAGTGATAAGAGACAAGATGTTAAAAACACAGTAAAAGATGACTTTGAAGAGGAGACAAAATAATGAGCAAAGTAGTAACTGGTAAAGTAAGATTTAGCTATGCAAATATATGGCAGGCAAAGAGTATTAATGGAAGTGAAGAGAAATACAGTGTATCTTTAATTATCCCTAAATCAGATGTTAAAACCATCGAAGAAATTCAAGTAGCTATGGAGGAGGCTAAGCAAGAAGGCATTGCTAAGTTTGGAGGTAAGATTCCAACCAATCTAAAACTACCTCTAAGAGATGGCGATATCGATAGACCTGATGATGAGGCTTATCAAGGGTGTTATTTTATCAATGCCAATAGTAAAGATAAGCCACAAATCGTAGATAAGAAAGTAAAGCCTATTTTAGATCCTAATGAAGTATACAGTGGGTGCTATGGTAGAGCAAGCATTAACTTTTATGCCTTTAATCAGAATGGTAATAAGGGAATTGCTTGTGGTCTCGGTAATCTACAGAAGTTAGAGGATGGTGAACCACTCAGCGGTCATTCAAGAGCTGAGGATGACTTTGAAGCCTATGGAGAAGATGACTTCTTATCATGAGAACGTTAGCTTTAGACCTAGAAACCTATAGCAGCGTTAATTTAACTAAAGCAGGGGTGTATGCATATACCTCTGCTACAGACTTTGAGATATTGCTGCTAGCTTATGCCTTTGATGAGGAAGAAGTAGAAGTCATTGATTTGGTCCAGGGTGAAACTGTACCTAATAAAGTATTGTCCGCTATTCAAGACAAAACCGTAATTAAGACAGCTTTTAATGCTAGCTTTGAACGAACTGCTTTATCAAGGTATTTAGGAATTCAACTTACTGCAGAAGACTGGCGTTGTAGCGAGGTTCAAGCCGCTGTGCTAAGTTTACCTTTATCACTTGAAGCAGTAGGAGAAGTATTAGGGTTAGAAAAGCAGAAACTCAAAGAAGGTAAAGAGTTAATTAGATATTTTTGTATGCCTTGTAAACCTACTAGAACTAATGAAAACAGAACAAGAAATTTACCATGTCATGCATTAAAGAAATGGGAGCAGTTTAAGTATTACTGTAAACGGGATGTAGAGGTAGAAAGATCTATTCGTAAAAAGCTAGCTTCTTATCCTATTAGTGAAACAGAACAAAAACTTTATGTATTAGATCAAGAAATTAATGATAGAGGTATTTTAGTAGATACCCAGCTTGTGAAAAATGCTATTAAAGGTGATAGTGAATATAAAGAGAAGGTAACTAGACGTGCTCAGGCCTTGACTGGATTAGATAATCCAAACAGTGTTGCTCAGTTAAAGACATGGTTATCTGATAATGATTTGAGTATAAAAAGTTTGTCAAAGAAGTTAGTTGGAGAATTGGTAACTTGTACTACAGGTCAAGTTAAACAATTGCTAGAAATGAGGTTAGAACTTGCAAAGACCTCTGTTAAGAAGTATGAAGCCATTGATAGAGCTATTTGCCCTGATAAAAGAGTACGCGGGTTACTGCAGTTTTATGGTGCCAATCGTACAGGAAGATGGGCAGGAAGGTTGGTACAAGTTCATAATTTACCTCAAAACCATTTAAAGGACTTAACATTAGCGAGAACTTTAGTGAAGCAAGGTGACCTAGAAACATTGGAACTACTTTATGATAGTGTGCCTAACGTCCTTTCAGAACTTATCCGTACAGCTTTTATTCCTAGTAAGGGGAGACGATTTATTGTAGCAGACTTCTCTGCTATTGAAGCTAGAGTGATTGCTTGGCTAGCAAATGAAGCATGGCGCTTAGAGGTTTTCAAGACACATGGCAAGATTTATGAAGCCTCTGCCTCACAAATGTTTAAGGTACCAATTGATGAAATTACCAAAGGTAGCCCATTAAGGCAGAAAGGGAAGATTGCAGAACTAGCCCTTGGTTACGGCGGCAGCGTAGGTGCTTTGACATCTATGTGTGCATTGGAAATGGGAATAGAAGAGGAGGAGTTAAAACCACTTGTTACTACTTGGCGTGAAGCTAATCCTAATATTACAAAACTTTGGTGGACAGTAGATAAAGCAGCACTTAAGGCAGTCAAGGAAAGAGTACCACAAGCAGTAGGTAAGTTAACTTTTCACTATGAAAGAGGTATTCTTTTTATTACTTTACCTTCAGGACGAAGACTTTCTTATATCAGACCTAGAATTGAAATCAATAAGTTTGGTAGAGAAGGTCTTACCTATGAAGGGATAGGTGAAAACAAGCACTGGTGTCGTATTGAAACCTATGGTCCTAAGCTTGTAGAAAACATTGTACAGGCAACAGCAAGGGATTTACTTGCAGAAGCTATGCTTGCCATAAGGGATAGAGGCTATGAGATTGTGATGCACGTTCATGATGAGGTGATAGTTGAAGCACCACTGGGAAAAGGCTCTTTAGAAGAACTTTGCAAAGTGATGGCTATTCCACCTATGTGGGCAGAAGATTTACCCCTTAGAGCAGATGGCTTTGAATGTATGTATTACAAGAAAGATTAGGCAGCAAAGGAGACTAAAATGAAGTTCACAATTGCTATTGGAAATAGTAGAAAGGATAAAGTATGGAAGCACCAGGAGTTTACTTGGGAAGCTTTTACTGAACGTGTGAGTCAAACGTATCGTACCAGTGAGTCAGTAGCTGAATATAGACTACTTTCTAAGGTGAAACAGGATGCTATAAAAGATATTGGTGGTTTTGTAGGTGGTAGGCTCAAAGAAGGTAAGCGTAAGAATGGTTATGTAGAATACCGTACTATGCTTACTTTGGATATGGATGATGCCTTAAAAGATATATGGGAGCAGATAGAACTGTTCTATGATTTTACTTGCTGCATTTATTCTACTCATAAACACACATCAGAGCATCCAAGATTAAGGCTAGTTATTCCTCTTGCAAGAACAGTTACGGCTGATGAGTATTCAGCTATTGGCAGAATGGTGGCTAAAGATATTGGTATTGACCAATTTGATGATACCACCTACGAGCCCGTAAGGCTGATGTACTGGCCTAGCACGTCATGTGATGGAGTATTTCTCTTTAAAGAGCAGAAGGGTAGTTTATTAGACCCAGATAAGATATTAGCACGTTATGAAAATTGGAGAGATAGCTCAACTTGGCCTGTTTCTTCAAGACAAACTATCGTTGTTAAGAAGCATATCTCTAAGCAATCAGATCCCTTAGAGAAGGAAGGCATTATTGGTACCTTTTGCAGAACTTATTCTATTCAGGATGCCATAGAAAAGTTCTTGGGTGATGTTTACAAGCCAAGTGTAGTGCCTGACAGATATGATTACCTGGCAGGTGAAAGTACAGCTGGTGTAGTGATTTATGATGATAAATTCGCTTACTCACATCATGCTACTGATCCAGCTAGTGGCAAACTTTGTAACGCCTTTGACTTAGTTAGGATTCATCTCTTTAGAGAATTAGATAGGGAGGCACCAGAAGGCACAGTACCTTCTAAACTACCATCTTATAAAGCTATGGTGGAGTTTTGTACTAAGGATGATGTGGTTAAAGGGCAAGTAGTACGAGAACGTATGGGAAAAGTGGAAGAGGAATTTGATGCGATAGATGATAAGTGGCAAGAGAAGCTAACGGTTAGTAAAAGTGGTCAAGTGGTTAATAACCTTAAAAACTTGATTTTGATTTTACAGCATGATGAGCATTTAAAGCATATCGTCTTTAATCAGTTTAGTGATGGCATGGAGATTATAGGTGAAGTGCCCTGGAAGCATCCCAGTAATTTTTGGAGAGATGCAGATGATGCACAGCTTATGAGTTATGTTGATTTGCACTATGGTACCTTTAGCAAACAAAACTATTTAACAGCAGTGACAAAGGTAACCGATGATCGTTCTTATCATCCGATTAGACGATACCTGCAGAGTTTACCAGAGTGGGATGGTATTGACCGTGTTGAAACTTTACTCGTTGACTATTTAGGAGCAGAAGACAGCCCATATGTCCGTGCAGTAACAAAAAAGGTGCTTTGTGCAGCAGTAGCTAGAGTACTCAATCCAGGGTGTAAGTATGACACTATCTTAGTTTTAAATGGTCCACAAGGAATAGGGAAAAGTACACTTATTGCTAAGCTAGGTGGAGAGTGGTTCTCTGATAGCTTACAGCTTGCGGATACGCATGATAAGACTGCTGCTGAGAAATTGCAGGGATATTGGATTTTAGAAATAGGAGAATTAGCCGGGCTTAGAAAAGCTGACGTTGAAACCTTAAGAAGTTTTTTATCTAGACAGAATGATATTTATAGAGCTAGCTTTGGAAGGCGCCCTGCTCCTCATCCACGTCAATGTGTATTCGTTGGAACCACTAATGCTGAAAATGGCTATTTAAGAGACACCACGGGTAATCGTAGATTTTGGCCAGTGAGGGTAAAAGGACAAAGTGCTAAAAAGCCTTGGGAGATTTCAAACTATGAAATTAAACAACTATGGGCTGAAACACTAAAACTCTATAAGGAGGGTGAGCAGCTTCATTTGGAAGATGGCTTATCAGAGGCAGCTATAGAAGAACAAGCCGAAGCTATGGAAGCCGATGAAAGAGAAGCGTTAGTAAGAGAATATCTTAATAAACTCTTGCCTGAGAACTGGCCTTCTATGGACCTCTATGAACGTAGAAGCTTTCTAAATGGTGGTGAATTTGGTACTAAGGAAGTAGGAACTGTTAAACGTACCAGGGTTTGTGTAATGGAAATCTGGTGTGAATGCTTTGGTAAAGAACAGTCCAATCTTAAACGACTAGAAGGTAATGAGATACGAGCTATTATGAGTAGGATGAAAAATTGGAAGAAATATGATAGCAAGATACGTTTTCCTATTTACGGAATTGTTAATGGTTATGTAACTGAAGATATGTTGCAATAGAAGTTGCTACGTTGCCGTTAAAATAAATTAAAAAAGTTGCTGTGTTGCTAAAAAGTGTTGCTACATTATTTGTTATGGCAACCATTCAAATTAGCTTCTATCAAAGGATGGCAGTTATCTGTAGCTTAGTTGCTCAAAAATTACTATTAATAATAATATATATATAATAAAGAAAGAGTGCACGCAACATGCATATACACGCGTATAAGGATTTAATGGCTAAATGGAAACATTGGCAACGCATGATAAAAAATCAAAGGAGAAATGAGACATGAAAAGAATTTATAGATGGTGTGAAAACAAATTAAGAGTGATTGGTAAACTAGTGATTCGTATCAAAAAAGCTATTAAAAAACTTTGGAGAAAGCTTGATGGCAGAAGAAAGTAAAACTGAACAAGCTTTTGTTAGAGCTGTTAAAGCAAGAGGTGGCATAGCTTATAAGTTTGTATCCCCAGGAGTTAATGGAGTACCAGATCGTTTGGTACTCCTCCCTCATGGGAATATAGCATTTGTTGAACTGAAAGCTAAAGGCAAGAAAATGAGACCACTTCAGCTCAAACGCAAACAGCAGCTAGAAGCATTAGGCTTTCTAGTTTATTGTATTGACCGAAAAGAACAGATAGGAGAAGTACTAGATGAAATATGTACCACATGACTATCAGAGCTATGCAACGAGTAGAATCATCAAAGATAAGATTTGTGGAATGTTTTTAGACTGTGGCCTTGGAAAAAGTGTTATTACATTAACAGCTTTGGATGAGCTTATGTATAACTACTTCAAAGTTTACAAGGTTTTAGTAATTGCTCCGTTAAGAGTAGCACAGGATACCTGGAGTAAAGAATGTGAGAAATGGGAACATCTTAAGCTCTTAACCATTTCTAAAGTTTTAGGATCAGAGAAGGAAAGACTTAAAGCTTTAGGAGAAAAGACAGCACTGTATGTGATTAACCGTGAAAATGTAGAATGGCTTGTTAAAAATCATAAGTGGGACTTTGATATGGTGGTTATTGATGAGCTTTCAAGTTTCAAGTCCTACAGCTCTAAAAGGTTTAAGGCTTTACGTAAAATCAGGCCACTCACTAAAAGAATCATAGGATTAACAGGTACGCCTGCTCCTAATGGTTTAATGGACTTATGGGCTGAAATCTATTTACTGGATATGGGTGAAAGGTTAGGTAAGTTCATTGGACAATACAGAAATATCTACTTTGAACCAGACAAGCGAAGCCGAGAAGTCATTTTTAGTTATAAGCCAAGACTAGGAGCAGAAGAGCAAATCTATAAAAAGCTCTCTGATATCTGTATAAGCATGAAAGCTTGTGATTATTTGAAAATGCCTGACCGTATTGATAACAGAGTTGAAGTAAGCTTGTCAATCTCTGAGATGAAGCTTTATCAAGCCCTAGAAAAAGATATGTTGTTATCTTTTTCTGAAGGAGATATCGATGCAGTCAATGCAGCAGCTTTAAGTAATAAACTCTTACAGATGGCCAATGGAGCTGTTTATGATGAAAACCACCAAGTAAAGTTAATTCATAATCGAAAGCTAGAGGCCTTAGAGGATTTGATTGAAGCTGCTAATGAAAAGCCCGTTCTAATCTTTTATGGCTATCAGCATGATAAAGAGCGAATTTCAAAGCACTTTAAAGTGCAAGAGATTAATACCTCTGAAGATATTACTAAATGGAATGAAGGAGATATTCCTATAGCTATTGCACATCCTGCTGCTACTGGACATGGTCTTAATCTTCAAAGTGGAGGTAGTACTATTATCTGGTTTAGCTTACCTTGGAGTTTAGAATTATACCAACAGGCTAATGCCAGACTATGGAGACAAGGACAAGCCGAAACGGTAGTGATCCATCACATTATAACTAAAGGAACTATTGATGAGGATGTTATAAAAGCTTTAGGAACAAAAGATAAAAGTCAGAATGCACTGATGGAAGCAGTTAAAGCTAGAATAAGAGGTGAAGGTAATGACAAAACAGGAACTATCACAACTCTATTATCTCAATCGTGAAATAGAGCATCTAAAAACTAGAATTGCAGAAATCGAGGGACTCGCGACCTCAACCACAAAACAAATAACAGGAATGCCTCATGTTGCAGGTGTTTCAGATAATATTGGCAAATATGTAGCAGAGCTAGCCGACCTAAAAGAATTACTACAACTCAATCTAAAGAAATGTTTTTATGAGTTTAATAGATTAAATAGATATATTCAAAGCATTGAGGATAGTGAATTAAGAATGATTCTTTCTCTAAGATATATAAGTGGCTTAGGTTGGCAACAAGTGGCTCGAAGCATTAGCTCATATGCAAATGCAGATAGTGTTCGTAAGATTCATGATAGATTTTTAAAAAAGATACCGATGTAATAAAATGTATCAATTGATACATTTCAATTGACATGTAGGTATAATCGAGATACAATTTAGATATACTAAAGACAAAGGAGGCATTTATAATTGGATAAAAAACCTCTTAACGGAAAATATCTTAACTTTACTAAGCAAGAGATAACAGACTATCTGGATATATTTAAGCAATTAGTATCCAAAGGAAGATATACTATATCCAAAAATGCTAACAGGCAAGAAAATATTGACTTTATGATGGACTATCGTATTAATTCATACAAAGCTAAAGAAATTTTGCTGAATTTACAATATGATGACTTTTGCTATGCAGCTGCTAATTATAACCCTGGTTATGAACATGAAAGATTATATGTCTTTTGTAAGGAATATGAGTTAGATTATTGGGGCGAACTTGAATATGTTGATATATACATTAAAACGAATATTATTCAAATCAAGGATGATGACTTTGCTATTGTTATATCTTTTCATAAACGAAATGAACCTATAACCTATTTATTTAGAAAATAGATATAGGTAGCTCTATTTCAAAGGAGGTATTTAGTATGAAGATTTTTTGTGAGTCTTGTTATGATATGAAAGACTATCAAATCAAAGATGAGAAAATGTACAAAGAAATTAAAGGTAAGCTTATTGAGTTTGTAGGTAAAAAAGCAGTTTGTTCAGAATGCCACGAAGAGGTATTTGTAGAAGAATTACATGATTTTAATCTAGAACAATTAGATACAGCCTATAGAGTAAGTCAAAACATTATTACTAAAAAACAGATAGGCGAAATTTTAGAAAAATATGATATTGGTAAAAGACCACTTTCACAACTATTAGGTTGGGGAGAAATAACATTAACTAGATATCTAGAAGGAGCGCTTCCCACGAAACAATATTCAGACACCTTATTAGAGCTTCTACAAAGTAGTGATTACATGGAAAGAGTGCTAGAAGAGAATAGGGACCATATTGCAGAGAGAACCTATAATAAATGTAAATTGGCAATAGAGAGACTGAATTCCTGTTCTAATAATACTACCCAGCAGTCTAATAGAATTGAATGTGTAGCGAAGTATCTAATTGCATCATTATCAGATATAACTCCTTTGGCTTTACAAAAACTCCTTTATTATACTCAAGGATTCTACAGGGCTTTTTATGGAGAATTCTTATTTGAAGATGATTGTGAGGCTTGGGTACACGGTCCAGTATATAGAGAGGTATATGTTCAATATAAAGACTTTGGTTGTAGCACCATTGATAATAACTCGGGGTATGATGAAGAATCATTGAATTTAAAGTGGGAAGAAAAAGAACTGCTTGATATGATTGCAAAGGGCTTTGGATGCTATAGTGGTAAAGTTTTAGAACTAATGACACATTCAGAATTTCCTTGGTTAGAAGCACGTAAAGGTGTGAGTGAAACAGAACCCTCAAATAGAATAATAGAGAAAAAGAATATTGAAAACTATTTTGAGAATGTAAAAAACAAATTTAATATGCTCGGAGTAGTAGATATAAAAGACTATAGTAGAGATTTATTTGAGAAATTATTTTAAACCTGTCCGTTTTGTCCGTTATAACCGTGATATAGTATAGATATATAAATTTAACTCATAGGATTTCAACTATGAGTTTTTTTCATAAATAGGAGTGTTATGAGTTATGCCACACAAACCTCTGAAACCTTGTAAGCATTCAGGCTGTCCTAAGCTTACAAGCACAGATTATTGTGATGAACACAAAGTATTACATGAAAGGGCTACAGCCAATGAGCGTGGCTATGATAGTAGATGGAGAAATTCTAGAAAGCAGTTCTTGCAAGAACATCCCTTCTGCATTCGGTGCCAGCAGAACAATAAACTTACACCAGCTACAGTTGTAGATCATATGATTCCTCACCGAGGTGATCAGGTTTTGTTCTGGGATAAGACTAACTGGCAACCACTGTGTAAGCAGTGCCATGATAAGAAAACATTGACAGAGGATAGGTATCAGACCTACCACTACTAAAATAAAGACGTGCCCCCTTCTCGTAGATGTATTTAAAATAAATAAATCGTTTGCCAGACATGTGTTGCACCCCCTTTGGATTAAAAGTGTGATTAAATACAGGGGGAGGGGGCATTAAACCTCTGTGGCTCAATGCCTTGGAGACCGGTGTGCCCTCACACGCAAATTTTCGCAATATAAAAAGGGAGGGGCTAATAAAAAAGTCGCAGAATAGACTGCTAGATATTGAAAATTCTAGATTGCCACTCTTTATGAATTATGCCAAATTATTAAATATAACTTAAAAGCCATGAGCCTTTTATTTTCAAGAGGTTTGTGGCTTTTATTATGCCAATAAAATCGCAAAATGGAAAAGGTGATTTTCTTATGACAAACGAGCAAAAGGAAGCCATTTATAAATTAAGACTCGAGGGGATGGGTTATAAAAGTATCGCCAAGCAACTAGACCTAAGCCGTGATTCAATCAAGTCTTATTGTGTTAGGCATCACTTGAATGGTCCTAGCCAGTTGGTGGAGCTTAATGCAGAAGTGATCAAAGAAAAACATGATCTTTGCCAGTACTGCAGTAATCCTATTCGCAAAAAAGGAAAGGGAAGAACCCGTAAGTTTTGCTCAGAGGAATGCCGCAGAAAATGGTGGGCAGAACACCAGGAGGAAAGAACATTTAAGGAAACTGCAACTTATCATTACATCTGCTCTAAATGTAATAAACCTTTTAGTGCATATGGCAATCTCAAGAGAAAGTATTGTAGTCATCAATGTTACATCAAGGATAGATTTGGAGAAGAACAACATGGAATTTAAAAAACTCAAAATAGAATACCTTACTCCAGCAGGCTATAATCCTAGAAAGGATTTAAAGCCTGGGGATAAGGAATATGAAAAAATCAAAAGCAGTATTATCGAGTTTGGATATGTGGAACCCATCATTGTCAATAAAGATCTAACTATTATTGGTGGACATCAGAGATTGAAAGTATTGAAAGATTTAGGTTTTAGTGAAGTAGACTGTGTAATTGTTGAAGTAGATAAGACTAAGGAAAAAGCACTAAATGTTGCTCTTAATAAGGTGACAGGTTCCTGGAATGAAGCACTATTAGCGGAACTTATCAAAGACCTACAAGCGTTAGACTATGATATTTCCTTTACTGGTTTTGAACCACCTGAGATAGAAGAACTATTCAACAACCTTCATGACAAGGAAATCAAGGAGGATAACTTCAACATAGATGAGGCGCTCACTGAAAATCCTATTTCTAAACAAGGTGATGTTTGGTTACTAGGTAGACACCGATTGGTATGTGGTGATAGTACCTCGCCCGAAACTTATATTAAACTCATGGAAAGTAAAAAAGCTAATCTGGTAGTAACAGATCCCCCTTACGGCGTTGACTACGAGGGTAAAGCTGGTACCATTCAAAATGATAAGATGAAGGATGAAGAGTTTTATCAATTTCTCTTAGCTGCTTTTAGTCGTATGGCAGAAAATATGGAAGAGGATGCTTCTATTTATGTATTTCATGCAGATACAAAAGGCCTTATCTTTAGAAAAGCCTTTCAAGATGCTCGTTTCTATTTATCTGGTGTGTGCCAGTGGGTAAAACATTCCTTTGTTCTTGGCAGAAGCCCATACCAGTGGAAGAATGAGCCTATTCTCTATGGATGGAAAAAATCAGGTAAGCATAAATGGTATGCTGGACGAAAGGAAACAACAATCTGGAATTTTGACAGACCTAGCAAGAGTGAGTTACACCCTACAACTAAGCCGGTACCTCTCATTGCCTATCCTATTCAAAACAGTAGCATGAGCAATTGCATTGTACTAGATCCCTTTGGTGGAAGTGGTTCTACTCTTATTGCTTGTGAGGAAATTAATCGTATTTGCTATACGATTGAATTAGATGAAAAGTTTGTGGATGTTATTGTGAAGCGCTATATCGAATACAAAGAAACTGCTGATGAGGTTTATCTGTTAAGAAACGGAGCAAAAATAAAATATGCAGATATAGAAAGGGAAGGTTTAAATGATAAGGACCTTCCTTGATTTTTGCTCTGGAATAGGCGGCTTTCGATTAGGACTTGAGCTTGCTGGTTATCAATGCAAAGGTTTTTGTGAAAAAGATAAATTTGCAGTCAAATCCTATAAAGCTATGTTTAATACAGAAGGAGAGTGGTATAGAGATGACGTTACAAACCTTATTGGAGCAGAAGTTCCCTATGCTGATATCTGGTGCTTCGGATTCCCTTGCCAAGATATCTCTATTGCAGGAAAGCAACGAGGACTCAGTGGTAAACGAAGTGGCATCTATTTTAACATTATTGACCTCATCAAAAGCAAAGAAGAAAAAGATAAACCTACCTATCTACTCATTGAAAACGTTAAGAATTTGCTCTCAATTAATCAAGGATTTGATTTTACCACCGTTCTCACTGAATTGGATGAAGCAGGGTATGATGCAATGTGGCAATTGCTTAACTCTAAATACTTTGGTGTCCCACAAAATAGAGAACGTGTGTTTATTATCGCAAGTCTTAGAAGCAGAGGTAGACGAAAAATATTACCTCTCACAGGAAAAAGTGCAGCAGCTCTTAAGCAAATTATAGGTGGTTATCAAGGTGAAAGGGTTTATAATCCAAACGGATTATCATGTACATTAAAGGGAAATGGTGGAGGAGAAGGTGCTAAAACTGGCCTTTATTTTATTGATCAGTCTACGACAAAGGTTGAAATAACCGATACTTCCCGTTGTATCACTTCTCGTTATACTGCAGGAGTAGTCAATCGAACTGCTATGAATAGTGGAGTCCTTGAAGCAAGTGCAATCCTCACACCAGATAGAATAGATAAAAGACAGAACGGTAGAAGAATGAAGTGTACTGAAGAACCTATGGTTACTTTAACAGGAACGGATAGGCATGGCATTGCAATTAAAGAAGCTACAAAGAAGGGGTATATAGAAGCTAACCTGGGAGATAGCATTAATATGACTTTCCCAGAGAGCCAAACAAGAAGAGGGCGAGTTGGAAAAGGGATTGCTCAAACCTTAGATACATCATGCAATCAAGGAACCTTAGATAAACATTATCGTATTCGGCGATTAACTCCTAAGGAGTGCTTCAGATTACAAGGTTTTCCAGATAAATTATTTGAAAAAGCAAAAGCTGTTACTTCGGATGCACAACTTTACAAACAAGCAGGCAACGCAGTAACCGTTCCAGTGGCTTATGCGGTGGCCAAAAGTCTTGTTTGGTAAGCAGCAAATCTCACAAATATAAGCTGTGTTTTTTTGTGAAATGTATGTGGCACAAGAGCCTACACTTATCTTCCATACAGAGTTAACATGTGTACTACCGAAAGGGAAAACACACTTTGAAAGGAAGAAAAACAATGAAAACACAAAGGTTTGGCATTGAAATTGAAATGACAGGCATTACCCGAAAGGAAGCTGCCGAGTGTATCCAAAAAGAACTTAAAAGCTTTTGCTTAGAACACATCGGGGGCGGTTATGATACCTACCACATTATGGATAACGAAGGTAGAACTTGGAAGGTGGTTTCAGACGCAAGTATTAATGCGGAGAAGAAAAGAAACAAAGAAATCTTTTTTGCAAGTGCAGATTATAGGGTAGAGCTAGTTAGCCCTATTCTTACCTACAAGGATATCGAGCCTTTACAAGAAATAGTAAGAGCTTTAAGAAAAGCAGGAGCCATCACTAATAATAGTTGCGGCATTCACATCCATGTAGATGCCACACCTCATACACCAACAAGCCTTAAGAATTTAATTAACCTAATGGCAAGCAAAGAAGATCTACTTTACAAGAGCCTTCAAATAGATCCTGAGAGATTAAGATATTGCAAAAAGGTAAATGAAGAGCTGATTAAAACCATCAATAAGAAGAAGCCAAAAACCTTAGAGCAACTAGCCGATGTTTGGTACGAAGGATATGGTTTCGAAGAAAGGGACAGACATTACCACCAAAGTAGATATCACGGACTTAACTTGCACAGCGTCTTCAATAAAGGCACCGTAGAGTTTAGACTGTTTAATAGCACCACCCACGCAGGCAAGATAAAAGCCTACATTCAATTTTGCCTAGCCCTCAGCTACCAAGCCTTGACTCAAAAGACTGCCAGTGCAAGAAGAACCTACACTGATAACGAGAAATACACCTTCAGATGTTGGATGCTAAGACTTGGCTTAAATGGAGACGAGTTTAAGACTTGCAGACATCATTTTCTAGCTAATCTAACAGGAAATTCAGCTTGGCGAAGAATAGCTTGAGAGGAATAGATTGGGAGGGGTTAAGCCCTTCCCTTCATGAAAGGGTGAATGAGTTGAAAACTAAAATCTATGCTGCCTATGGTAGTAATATGAATATAGAACAAATGGCTATACGATGTCCTAAAGCTAAAGTGATAGGAACTGGCATCTTAAAAGATTATAAGCTTACCTTTAGAGGTTTAGGACGTGGTGGAGTGGCTAATGTTGAACAGAGTAAAGGAAGTAGCGTACCTATTGTACTATGGGAGATTACTTCTGAATGTGAAGTTGCTCTTGATAGATATGAAGGCTATCCTAGCCTTTATACCAAAAGGATAGTTGAAATTACTTGCAAGGATAAATCCAAGATAAAAGCTATGGCCTATGTTATGGCTAAGCGATATGAAAGCTATCCTTCTGAGCCATGTGAGGCATACTACCACGTTATTGTAGAGGGCTATAAGGCTAATGGACTTTCTACACAAAAACTTAGTGAAGCCTTAATATCCACTAGGGATGAAATTTATATTAAACAGAATGCATTGGAGAAATAGTTATGGATAAATTTCTTAGTCAAAAACACTGTGATAGATGTGGAGCTTCATTAGCCAAAGGCAGAATCATGAGTATGCTAAATATAGCATGCATCTGTATGGATTGTAAAAAGAAAGAAAGGTTAGATCCTTTATATGAAGAGGCAGTCAAAGCTGAGCTAGAAGAAGTCAAAAAGGGCAACTATAATTATAAAGGTCTAAAAAAATAGTAGATACACATTAGGGACTTACTTCGGTAGGTCCTTTTGTTATGAAATCAAACAGGTAAGGAGGTGATATCCATGGCTCAAGTAGGTAGAAAACCAAAACCAACTGCTCTTAAAATTCTGGAAGGTAATCCAGGTAAAAGACCTTTAAATATCAACGAACCTAAACCCATTAGTAAAGCACCTAAGTGTCCATCGTGGCTAGAAGCAGAAGCTAAGAAGGAGTGGCGAAGAATTGCAAAAGGTCTAGAACAGATAGGGGCACTGGCTGAAATAGATATGGCGGCTTTAGCAGGATATTGCCAAGCCTATGCTCGTTGGAAAGAAGCCGAGGAGTTTATCAGTAAACACGGTAGTCTCGTTAAAACACCGTCTGGCTATTGGCAACAAGTGCCTCAAGTGAATATTGCCTCTAGCTATTTAAAAATTATGCTAAAGTGCTGTGAGCAATTTGGCTTAACGCCATCTGCTAGAAGTAGGATTGTTGCGGATAAGAGTGGTGATGACTTTGATGTTATGGAAGATATTTTGAAAGCATAGGTAAGACTTATGGACCAGAGATATAAATTAATAGACTACACACCTTCACCCTTTATGCTACAAACCTCTCATTATGATGAAACCAAAGCTGATAGAGCTGTAAACTTTATTCAGTGCTTAAAGCACACTAAAGGGCGTTGGGCAGGTAAGCCTTTTGAACTAATAGCTTGGCAAGAGCAAATTATTAGGGATTTGTTTGGCATTGTTAAAGCGGACGGCACAAGACAGTTCTTAACAGCCTATATTGAATTGCCTAAGAAACAAGGTAAAAGTGAACTTGCAGCTGCTATTGCTTTATATTTACTTTTTGCAGATAAGGAACCTTCAGCAGAGGTCTATGGTTGTGCAGCTGATAGACAACAGGCGTCTATTGTATTTGATGTGGCCACTCAAATGCTTAAACAATCATCAGCATTAAGTAGACGTGCAAAAATAGTAGGTTCAACTAAACGTATTGTTTATCCAAACCAAGCTAGTTATTATCAGGTACTTTCAGCTGAGACCTCAACTAAGCATGGATACAATGTTTCTGGACTTATCTTTGACGAGATTCATATACAACCTAATCGTAAGCTCTATGATGTTATGACCAAAGGTTCAGGAGATGCTAGAACTCAACCACTTTTTTTTATTATTACAACAGCAGGAACCGATAGAAATTCCATATGCTATGAATTACACCAAAAATCTAATGACCTTCTAGAGAATAGAAAGATAGATCCTACATTTTATCCTGTACTTTATGGTATATCAGATGAGGATGACTGGACTGACGAGGCAAATTGGTATAAAGCCAATCCTTCTTTAGGGATTACAATTGATATAGAAAAAGTAAGAATAGCTTTTAATTCCGCCAAGGAGAACCCGGCAGAAGAAAATGTATTTCGCCAACTTCGTCTTAACCAGTGGGTAAAACAATCTATTCGTTGGATGCCAATGAATAAATGGGATGAGTGTGCTTTTCCTGTCTCACTTGATAATCTTCAGGATAGAGAATGCTATGGTGGATTAGACTTATCATCAACTACAGATATCACAGCTTTTGTACTCGTATTTCCACCAAGAGATGAAACTGAAAGGTATGAAATACTTCCATTCTTCTGGCTACCAGAGGAAACCCTTTCTTTAAGAGTACGGCGAGATCATGTTCCCTATGATGTTTGGGAGCAACAAGGGTATGTAAAAACAACAGAAGGCAACGTTGTTCATTATGGCTTTATAGAAACTTTTATTGAGGAACTAGGTACTAGGTATAACATCAAGGAAATTGCCTTTGATAGATGGGGAGCTGTTCAAATGGTACAGAACTTAGAAGGCATGGGATTCACTGTAGTTCCATTTGGGCAAGGGTATAAGGATATGTCACCACCTTCTAAGGAACTCATGAAACTTGTTTTAGAGAAGAAGCTTGCTCATGGTGGTAATCCGGTCCTAAGATGGATGATGGACAATATTTTCATCAAGAGTGATCCAGCAGGTAATATCAAACCAGATAAAGAAAAAAGCACCGAAAAAATAGACGGTGCTGTGGCTTTGATTATGGCTCTTGATAGAGCTATAAGGCATAAAGACGATGGTGGAAGTGTGTATGATAATAGGGGAATATTAGTCTTCTAGCGTGACAATTGATTTAATAATCTTCTGTGTAGCTTTGCCAGTACATGCATATACTTTAGCAGTTGAAAAAAAGGAATTTTCGCCAGCATTTACTCTACCACGTTTATATGGAACATATCCAAGAGGTTTAAGTGATGCAGCTACCATCCTTCCAATTGTTTGTCTAATGACTTTAGTACTTAAATTAAGGTCAGATGTTGGTTCAGAACATGTTTTTTCGATTTCAATTGCACATGCACTTAATGCTGTGATTCCAACATCAGATAATGCTGCCATTTGTATACGAACATCTTCTCTGCATATTATGTTCTCATATATATATTGTGCTGTTTTACTGTATGCAACGCAGTTGTTTGTAGTAAAGTCCTGGATGAAGTCAATAAAAGAAATAGGTTCATTAATCATAATAAAATCTCCTTTCAATGTAACATATATTATTTCGTTCAATGAACGTATGTTACCTTGTAAATATAATGTAGCACAGGTTCATTTATTTGTAAATAAAATTCTAAAAAATATGGAGTTATAATGAATATATTTTCTAATTTATTCAAATTAAGAAATAAACCAATCAATGTATTTAGTAATGCATATTCCTTTTTGTTTGGCCCCACTACAAGTGGTAAGACAGTTAATGAAAGAACTGCTATGCAGACCACTGCAGTCTATGCTTGTGTAAGAATATTAGCAGAAGCAATAGCAAGTTTACCACTTAGTGTTTACCAAACCACTGGACTAGGAAAAGAAAAAGCAACAAACCATAACCTATATCATTTGCTCCATGATGAGCCGAACTCAGAGATGACTTCATTTGTGTTTAGAGAAACACTTATGAGTCATCTTTTATTATGGGGCAATGCTTATTCTCAGATTATAAGGGACCAGAGTGGTAAGGTATTAGCTTTATATCCATTACTCCCTAATAAGATGAGCGTCAATCGTGATAGTAAAGGCAACATCTACTATGTTTATACAAGAGATAGTGATGAGACACCCTCTTTAGCAGGTTATGGAGATTTTTATTTATCAGATTATGAGGTACTGCATATTCCTGGGTTAGGCTTTGATGGACTCATAGGCTATTCGCCTATTGCTATGGCTAAAAATTCTATAGGAATGTCCCTAGCTACAGAGGAATATGGGGCCTCATTTTTTGCAAATGGAGCCACTCCAGGTGGTGTACTTGAGCACCCTGGAATTGTTAAAGATCCACAGCGAATAAGAGAAAGCTGGAACAGTGTTTATCAGGGAACCAAAAATGCTCATAAGGTAGCTGTGCTCGAAGAAGGCATGAAGTATCAAAGTATAGGTATCTCCCCTGAACAAGCACAGTTTTTAGAAACACGTAAATTTCAAATCAATGAGATAGCTCGAATTTTCAGAGTACCTCCCCACATGGTAGGTGATCTTGAAAAGTCGAGCTTTTCTAATATAGAACAACAATCTCTTGAATTTGTGAAATATACCTTAGACCCCTGGGTAACTAGATGGGAACAAGCCATGCAGAAAGCGTTACTCCTACCAGGTGAAAAGAGTCAGTATTCTATCAAGTTCAATGTAGATGGCCTTCTTCGTGGAGACTACCAAAGCCGTATGAATGGTTATGCCATTGCAAGACAAAATGGTTGGATGTCCGCCAATGATATCCGTGAACTTGAAAATATGAATCTCATCTCACCAGAGGAAGGCGGTGACATCTACATGGTTAATGGCAATATGCTGAAGCTCAAGGATGTAGGTGCCTATGCTAAGAAAAATACAGAAAGGATAGATGCTAAATGAAAAAGTTTTGGAACTGGGTAAAAAGCGAAAACGAAAGAACCTTATATTTTGATGGCTGTATTGCTGAAGAAAGTTGGTTCGGTGATGAAATTACACCTAAGCAGTTTAAATCAGAGCTCTTTGAGAATGAAGGAGACATTGCAGTATGGATTAACTCACCTGGTGGTGATGTCATTGCCGCCTCTCAGATTTATACCATGCTCAAGGAGTATTCAGGGCAAGTTACTATCAAAATTGACGGCATTGCAGCTAGTGCAGCTTCAGTTATTGCTATGGCTGGAGATCATGTTCAAATGTCGCCTACAGCAGTCCTAATGATTCATAATCCAGCAACTGCAGTGTTTGGTGAAGCAGCAGATTTACAAGGAGCTATTGAAATGCTTGGTGAGATTAAAGAAAGTATCATCAATGCTTACGAACAAAAAACACAGCTTAGCCGCACAAAGATTGCACACATGATGGATGCAGAAACATGGTTTAGTGCAAATAAAGCTGTTGAACTAGGTTTTGCAGATGAAGTGCTTTATCACAATGAGCATGAGGAAAATGTTTTAAAGGATTTCATGTTTGACAAGCTTACGATTATTAACGCTTGGGTCAAAAAAATGCCTAAAGCTAGGGTAATACCGGAAGCTGAAAAAATAGCTAAACCTATAGAAATACCACCAAACAATCAAATGCCTATCGCACAATTTGATAAGCGTTTAGAACTATTAAAACCATAAAACTAGAACTTAACTAGAAATAGACATCAATGGAGGATTATAGCGTGAGTAAAGTATTAGAACTAAGAGAAAAACGAGCAAAATTATGGGAAAGTACTAAAGCATTCCTAGATAGTAAGAGAAAAGATGATGGGCTTTTATCAGCAGAAGACACAGCTACCTATGAGAAGATGGAAGCAGATGTAGTTAGCCTTGGAAAAGAGATTGATCGTTTGGAAAGACAGTCAGCATTAGATGCAGAACTTTCAAGACCTGTTAACACCCCTATTAAAAACACCCCTTCTCATATGGGTAATGAAAATAAAACAGGCAGAGCCACAGATGAGTATAAGCACTCCTTCTGGAATGCGATGAGAAACAAATCTAGCTTTGAGATTCAGAATGCCTTACAAGTTGGAACAGATGGAGAAGGTGGCTACCTAGTGCCAGATGAATTTGAGGCCACCCTTGTTCAAGCTCTTGAGGAAGAAAACATCTTCCGTCAATTAGCTAAAGTGATTACCACATCAAGTGGCGATAGAAAAATTCCTGTCGTAGCTACTAAAGGAACGGCTTCTTGGGTAGATGAAGAAGGACAAATTCCAGAGAGTGATGATAGCTTCGGACAAGTAGCTATTGGTGCTTATAAGCTAGGCACCATGATTAAGGTTTCAGAAGAACTCCTTAATGATTCAGTTTTTAATTTAGAGCAGTATATTGCCAGAGAGTTTGCTAGACGTATCGGTTCTAAGGAAGAGGAAGCCTTCTTCATTGGAGATGGCACAGGTAAACCTACTGGCATTTTTAATGGCACTGGTGGGGCGAATGTGGGGCTTACAGCGGCTAGTTCTACAGCTATTACAGTAGATGAAGTTTTAGATTTATTCTATGCCTTGAAATCTCCTTATCGTAAGAATGCCACTTTCCTTATGAATGATGCCACAATTAAAGCTATCAGAAAGCTCAAAGATAATAATGGTCAGTATTTATGGCAGCCATCCATTACTGCTGGTACACCAGATACTATTTTAAATAGACCTATTAAAACATCAGCTTATGTCCCAACTTTGGCAGCCGGTGCTAAAGCCATTGCCTTTGGTGATTTTAGTTATTATTGGGTAGCTGATCGCCAAGGCAGAGCCTTCAAGCGACTTAACGAGCTTTATGCCGCTACAGGTCAAGTAGGCTTTATGGCTACCCAAAGAGTGGATGGTAAGTTAATCTTGCCTGAAGCTATTCAAGTACTACAAATGAAAGGTACAACAGGCGCTTAAGCAAAGGAAGGTGATAAGGCATGACTGTTTCATTAGAGGAAGTTAAACTCTACTTAAGAGTAGACAGCAATGAAGAGGATGAGCTTATCACCTCTTTTATTTTTACTATTGAAGAACTATGCGAAGGTGTTTTAAGACGCCCACTTACTGAATTTGCGATTGTTCCTGAAACGATTAAACAAGCTATTTTATATGGAGTTGGTTGCCTATATGAACAACGAGAAATTGCTGATATCAAGGCCATTTTAGTTTTCCTTAAGAGTGTGCTTTTTAGTTACAGACAGGAGGAATGGTAAAAATGATTGGCAAGCTAAGACACCAAGTTGAAATTCTTAAACCTGTTATTTCCAAGGATACCCTTGGACAAGAGATTGAAAGTTGGGAAGTACAACATTCAGTCTGGGCAAGTATTGAACCCTTGTCAGGCAAGGAATACTTTTCAGCTAAGCAAGTGAATAGTGAGGCGACTATTAAAATCACTATTCGGTATGTAGAATCTTTACTTCCCCACTGGGTTGTCCAGTTCGGACACCGCATTTTTAATATTGAAGCCATCATTAACTTTGAAGAAAGAAATAAATATCTTCAGCTCCTATGCTCTGAGAAAGTAGGTGAAACTAATGATTGATATTAGTTTAGAACTTGCTAATAGATTAGCCGCTTATACAGAAGAAGTAAAAGAAGGCCTAGAGCAATCAGCTGATGAAGTAACTAAGGAAGCCTTAGAAAAGCTTAAGGCCACTAGTCCAAAGCATAAAAAGAAATATGCTAAGAGTTGGGTAAGAAAGAAAACACCCGAAGGCTATGTCCTTCATAATAAGCGATACTATTTAACCCACTTACTTGAAAATGGCCATGCTAAACGTGATGGTGGAAGAGTGGCTGGTATTAAGCATATTGGTCCTGTTGAAGAACAAACCATTCAAGCTTTTGAGGAGAAGGTGAGGGAATATCTCGAATGACATTACAAGAACTCTATGAAATCTTACAACAACTGAATTTACCTATAGCCTATAGTCATTTTAAATCACCCATGGAGCCACCCTACCTAGTTTACCTGGTAGAGGATACACAAAATTTTGGTGCTGATAATAGGGTTTATCATCAGATTGAGAATTTAGTGATTGAGCTCTATACAGCAAAGAAAGATATTGCATTAGAGAAGCACCTCGAAACACTTCTTAATGAAAAAGAGCTTTTCTATGAAAAGATAGAGACTTATATAGAGAGTGAAAGATTATATGAAGTACGATACGAACTTTAAGGAGGAACAACATGAGTAACAAAATTAAATACGGCTTGAAGAATGTTCACTATAGCCCTATTACAGAGACAACAGTAGCTGGCAAGACAACCGTTACCTTTGCTACACCTATTGCTATTCCAGGTGCAGTCAATTTAACCTTATCACCAGTTGGAGATACAACCCCTTTTTACGCTGATAATATGGAGTATTTTACGGCTATCGCTAACAATGGTTATGATGGTTCATTAGAAATGGCTCTTATTCCAGACAGCTTTAAGGTTACTATTTTAAAAGAAGTACTTGACACCAACAAAGTACAGTTTGAAGAAAATGACAAACAACCTGCTGCTTTTGCACTTTTATTTGAGTTCGATGGAGATAGTAGTTCAACCAGGCATGTCATGTATAACTGTAAAGCAACCAGACCTAATATTGAAAGCTCTACAAAGGGGCAAAGTATTGAGCCTAAAACAGAAACACTCAATTTAACTTGCCGAACTTTGCCAGGAAGCACACTGATCAAAGCAAAAACAACAAGTGATACAACCTCTACTATTTATGAGGCATGGTATGGTGCAGTTTATCAAAAAGCAAGTGAGGTAGGTGAAGGATAATGGAAAAATGCATTAAGATTGCCGATAAAATTGTGGCACTTAAAACAACAGGTGCCACTTTATTACGATATAAAATGCAATTTGGTAAAGACCTTTTAACAGAACTGATTAAGTTAGAAGATGCTTATAAGAAGGGAGAGTTCAAGACAGATAAAATTGACTTTGAACTCTTCTTTAATATTTTATGGATCATGGCTAAGACAGCTAATCCAGACATTAAGCCTCCAGTAGAATGGCTAGATGAATTTGAAGAGTTTCCTGTACTTGAGATTTTACCTAAGGTTATTGAAATGCTTTCAAACCTGATTGGAACAGCGAAAAAAAAGCTACAGAAGTAGAAGATAAAAATAGTGAGCCTATTACCACAGAAGGATTAATAGTTCATGCTATCAAAAGAGGCCTGTGCATTGCAGATTTTCATGAGATGAGTATTGGAATGATACTTGAGTACATTAGAAGATATGATGCGTCAAATAGTAGGATTTTAGATGAAGATACTGTAGATGCAACACAAAGTATATTTGATTCATTCTAGACTATGCAGAATAAAGCACTCACATTAGTGTTAATAGATGAAACAACAATATATAGCTTGTTATTTACATTAATACAATTCCAAATAATAAAATTACTTTTCAATATATTTTTGTTATTGTATAATAAAATAAAAATTATAAAGGACAATCCTATGTCAGTAAATATACAAGCCGAATTAGCATTAATACCATTACCTCCTATATACCAACGCAAAGGACACAACTGTTATTTAGATCCCTTTAGAAAAAAATTAATTATGGTTACACCTGAAGAAAGTGTTCGACAGCGAATAGCTAGGTACTTGTGTAATATGCTAAATGTTCCAGAAAAAATGATAGCACTTGAAGTTCCTTTATCTGAGTATCAGATTAAAACTAAAGATAGAGCAGACATTATAATTCATAAAATAGATTTGCAAAAGAATTTAGAAATACCATTAGCCGTAATTGAGTGTAAAGCAAGTACTGTATTATTAACTGAAATATGCATTCAACAAGGTTTTAAATATGCAGATCAGCTAGTATGTGACTATGTATTTATAACAAATGGTATTGAAATACTTGGCTATAAATATTGTGATATACAAAAAGACTATTTAGAACTGGGAGTATTGCCAACATATGATGTTATGTTGCAAGGAGCATACCAAGTAATTAATAATGTAGAATTACCTCAACGCACTGCTTACGCACAATTGCATACACCAGAAATAATTCAGGAATATATGGATTGGTGCATAGGTAGTGATACACCTGAACAGTTAATCCCTTTTATAATTAATATCTGGGAATGTCTTCTAGATGTAACACATACTCTTCCAGTAGTTAAACTAAAGAACTATGAAATAGTTAAAGATTATGGTGTAAGAGTATTAAGTTATGGAAATGCAGGCGGAGGAATATTTGCAGGACCATACCGTTCAATATTAATTAAAGATATTAACGGAGACCATCAAATTATTAGTTTTGCAATTAGCACATATACCCGAACTGAAAAAAGAGCTAATGGTGAAGAATCACCAGAAAAGACTGTTTTAGTGGTTGCAATTGATGATGAAAAGAAAACGCATCATGCTTTACAATTAGTATTAGATGACAATATTATATGCAGTAATAATATCTTTCAAGTTTGGCATAGTGGGCGTATTACTATAGGAAATAGGGGTGCGGGTAAGATTAATGACTTAAAAGAATTAATGAATGAAAGAACTCCGTGGTTAGTAAAAAAATAGCCGAATCTTTTTAGGCAATATTAAAAATGACAATCTTTTATATATGGATGATAATCAACTAGTAGATTTAATCCACAACCTGATCGAGTATGCATTAGTAAGAGATGAATTTAGAAGTAAAATTAAATTAAATTAAATTAAATTACTAGAACTAATAAGCACTTACTTTGAATAGTAGGTGCTATTATTTTGCTCTAAAACAGAGAGGAGGTGGTAAGATGGCTAGTAAAATCAAAGGTATTACTATTGAAATTGGTGGAGATACTAAGCCACTTGAGAAGGCTCTTAGTGATGTAAACAAAACTAGTAGAAGCTTACAGGCAGAACTAAGAGATGTAGAAAAGCTCCTAAAACTTGATCCAGGAAACACAGAATTAGTTGCTCAAAAAATGAAACTCCTACAGGAGCAAACCACCAATACCACCGAGAAACTTAAACGATTAGAAAATGCCCAAGAGCAAGTTAACAGGCAATTTAGAGAAGGTAAAATTAACGATGAGCAGTACAGAGCCTTTAATCGTGAGATAGAGCAGACTCGCATTCAACTTAAGCACTTAGGAGAATCAGCCAATGAATCAGTTGATGAAATTGAAAAACTCGGAGAAGCTAGTGAAAAATCAGAAGGTAAGCTATCTAAATTAGGTTCTATGGCTGGAAGTGCAGCTAAATCAATCGGTGGTATGGCAGTCAAAGGAACTGCTACCGCCTTAGTTGGCATTGGAACGGCAGCTGCTGGCATCGGTGTTGCAGCTGTTAAGAGTGCAGATGATGCTCAGAAGGCTCTTAATAGTTTGCAAGTTCAAACGGGTGCTACAGACTCAGAGATGAAAAGTCTCGAAGAAGGTATGATGAATATCTACCGTAATAACTTCGGTGAGAACTTTGAGGATATTGCAAACTCAATGGCTAACATTGCTCAGCAAACCAATATGACCGGTAAAGAGTTAGAAGCTGCTACCACCAATGCCTTAATGCTACGAGACAGCTTTGGTTTTGATGTATCAGAAACTACCCGTTCCATTAATCAAATGATGAAAGAGTTCGGTATTTCAGCAGATGAAGCCTATACCTTAATTGCTCAGGGTGCTCAAGAAGGTCTTAATGCAAATGATGATCTCCTTGATACTATTAACGAGTATAGTGTGCACTTTCAGCAGTTAGGTTTAGATGCTGAAGACATGTTCAATATGCTTGAAAATGGGTCAGAAACAGGATCTTTTAGTATTGATAAACTTGGAGATGCCGTCAAAGAGTTTGGTATCCGTGTAAAGGATGGTAGTAAAACAACTACAGATGCCTTTGATGCACTTGGCTTAGATAGTGAAGATCTAACTGCTCGTTTTTCAGAAGGTGGAGAAACAGCTTCTAAAGCTTTTGATGAAGTTATTTCAGCACTTATGAAATGTGATGATAAAGTTGTTCAAAATACAGCTGGGGTAGGACTTTTCGGTACTATGTGGGAGGATCTTGGCGTAGAAGCCATTGGTGCTTTAACGAATGTAAATGGTGAATTTGATAAGTCAGCTGATACCTTAACTAAGATTAATAAGATTAAATACAATGACTTAGGAAGTGCTATTAGTGGTATAGGAAGGATTCTTCAAACAGACTTTCTTATTCCATTAGGAAAAGACGTATTGCCTTTACTTAGTGAATTTGCTAATGCTCTAAGTAAAGGCTTTAGCGGAGATACTTTAACAAGTTTTACGACTTCTATTAATACCTTTGCTACAGGAATGGTTAATAAGTTAAATGATATACTACCTAATCTAATCAAGGTCATCAGTGATGTGCTTAGTGGATTAGCTACAGCCTTAGCAGATGTTATCCCTACTGTTTTGCCATTACTTATGGATGGAGCATATCAGCTCATTAATGCACTGATTACAGTGATTCAAGAAAATGCTCCGGCCTTTGCAAGCTTAGCTGGTGATTTACTAACAGGTTTTATAACATTTCTTATGGAAACATTCCCAACACTGGCTGATGCTGCTTTGCAAATAGTTATTACCTTAATGAATGCATTATCTGAATCCCTTCCTACCTTAACTCCGGTTATGGTAGAAGGGATTTTAAATTTAGTTCAATCAATCTTAGATAATTTGCCTTCATTTATTGATGCTGCTATTAACATGATTCTAGCTTTAGTAGAGGGTATTCTAAATGCACTACCTCGCCTATTAGAACAAGCACCTGTAATTGTAGGTAAGCTAGTAGATAGCCTTATTGCAGCTATCCCGATGCTTATTGATGCAGCTACAAGTCTTATTACTAGCTTGTCAGAGTTTATCATCAATAACCTAGATACAATTATCCAAGCAGCCATTGAAGTAGTTATTGCTTTAGCCATGGGCCTTATTCAGGCCATCCCAAAACTTATGGAAGCTACACCTAAATTAATTCAAGCTATTATAGGAGTATTTACGAATACCAACTGGGCTGAAGTAGGTCTTAATCTAGTTAAAGGAATTGCTAGAGGTATTGCAAATGGAGTAGGTTCTGTAGTTAAAGCCGCTAAAGATATGGCCAATAGTGTTTGGAGCAGTATTACGAGTGCTTTTGATATGCATTCACCATCAAGACTTGCCATTAGAGTATTTCAAAAGGACTTTGTAGAAAAGGGTGTTGGACAAGGTATTTTAAAAGGTATACCTAAAGTGGTAAGAGATACAAAGCAAATGAGTGAAAGTATTGTAGGAGCTATGCAAGCTATTCCAAGCATTGCTTTAAAAACACAGTTACAAGATGTATCTAGTCAGAATATAGTTTCTACCAGTGGCTTAGCATCTACAACTTCCCATTATGAAGATGGTGATATCATTATTCAGACTATGAATATCAACTCAAAGGAAAATGCTCAATACTTTGCTGAATATCTATATACCTTAAAGAAGACTAGAAATAGAACATTAGGAGTGATGACATGATTAAACTCTATACAATGGATAATCTGGTTACACCTTATGCCAGTGTTCCTATTATAAATGGCAATATAAGTGGAGAGAGAAATGGCTATCATAAGTTATCTTTTTCTATCTTAAGTAAGTATCTCAAACAACACAATATAACGATTACCCCTAAAACCATCTTTCAAGTAGATGGCCTTTTTTATGTGTGCACAGATGCTGGAAATAGTGACACAGAAAAGATTGAGTTAAGTTATAATGCAGAGCTTCTTCAGATGCAAATCTTAATGTTTAAGTTTATCGATAATCTAGAATTAACAGGTACATCTATTATAGAAGTTTTATCAATACTTGTGAACTCAACTATTTTAGAAATAGGAGACTGTGATAATATATCAGGCTTCGATATTAAAATCAGTAAAAATAATGCTCAATATGCACTTAGTCAGCTTCTTGAAATCACTAAAACTGAAGTAACTTATAGCGGCTTAAGAATTAATATTAAGAAAGCCAATTGGCAAGAGAACATTAAAACCCTTACAAAAGGCTATGACTTCTCTACATTAGACGAAAGCACAGATGTATCAGATGTTATTACAAAACTTCACTATAAGAATACCAAAGGTGATCTGAGCGGTTTTATAGTAAGTAGTTCTGCTAGTAAGTATGGTTTCACTAGAGAAGGCTATCAAGAATTTGATACAGATGATTTAGGAACCCTAAGCACCTTAGCCACAGAGTATTTAGCTACCGTAGATCAACCTAGTTGTAGCATTTCTATAAGTATTCCTAAAGTTAGAAAACTTAACTTAAGCCTGTGTGAATTAGTTAAGCTTCATAACACCTTATTGGACGAAGAACTCATTTACAAAGTAGTAGGTTATAGCAAGAGTTTGACTACATCAGCAGATACTTATCAGCTAGGTCAACGCAAGAAGGACTTCACAGATATTGAGCAGCTCTTTAACGAGAAAGCCCAAGAGGTCGTTCAAGAAGTGGTTCAAAATGTTATTGTTGAAGTCATTGAGCAAGAGGTCATTAGTGCCAATACTGCTCACATACTCAATGCTTGGATTAGAGATTTAAATGTAGAGTTTCTTGAAACGAACTTTGAGGCCCTTGATGTAAGGCAGCCTTATCCAGAAGATGGTCTTCGTAACTTTATTCGTATTAAAGAAGAACAAATGGAGTTTGTTACCCAAAGCTTAAGTGAAACAGAAGTTCAAGACTATCACAATAAGGATGGTGATCAGCTTTATTACACTGCCATAGATGACCATGTGCAGGCCTATAAGTATTTTACGATTACCTCTCCTACTAGTATTTATCAAGACTTAACAGAAGCACAAGTTAATAAGTTTAAAGTTAAAGTAAGAAAGGTTTTAAGTGAAAGTATAAAGGCTACTTTTACCTTTGGACTTATTGGTGATACACAATATCCTCTTATGAGGTGGGGTGTTGGTACAGATTCAAGTGGTAGTTCTGATAAAGGAAAGGGTTTTATCTATAAGGAACTGGACGGACTTGTCCTAAAGTATGTTACAAGTACAGGGACTACTCATCAAATTAAATTAGGTGAGAATGGGATAGAAGGTATAGAGGCTAGCGGTGGAGAAACGATTATCCAGAATATCAACATGGGAGGACTCATAGAAATACCTGGCGTAGCTCTTACAAAAGCATCTTTTAGTGAAAGTGGTGTTTCCCTAGAACATGGTGAAATAAAGACCACTTTTACTTGGACAAAAGATAGTGCGGGTAGAATCACCACACTCTATAATTCTCAAACTGGTTTAACTGTTCCAGTAAGTTGGAGTTAGGAGGCAATCATGAGTATGCAAGACTTTGATATGGGATTTCTAAGTACACTAATGTCCTTTGGTATCTCAAATGGAGAATCAAGCGGTGGCTTACCAGATATGAGTACATTACTGTTTGTTAACTGTGCCTACTATAGTGGTGATTTAGGAGAAGGCTCTAATTACCTGTATGCTGATAGCTACGTTCCTATATTCAGTAGTGGTTTTAGCTACATTCCTAAAAAGGGTGGCATTGTGATGATGGGCTCCTATCAACTAGAAGATCCCGATGATTATAGTGGTGAAACCCCTATGGCCATGTTAAAGATTACTGTGGATGATAAGGTAATCTTTGAAGATGATATAACTGCATACTTTCCAGACCCCATTGTAGAGAAAGTAAGAGGTTTTAGCTATCAGAACTCTTTTAAGATAGAAGCCAAGAGGCTGAATCTAACAGATAGTATGGGATTACAGCTTTATCAAACTATGATTATTGGATATAAGTAGGTAAATAAAATGAGTGATATAGCATTTAAGAACGGCATACTTTGTGGTTTGTTAGCTACAGGTATCGGTATAGGCGGAGGCAGTAGTGGAAATAAGCTGCCTTTACCTGAAGTATTAGAAATTATTAATCTAAGCTACTATGACAACGTAATTACTTACCTTAATGAGTTTAGCTATACCACTTTGCTATCTAGTAGCTTTAGTTATATGCCAAGACAAGGCTACGTCATAATAGGTGGCTTTGATTTATATGACTTTGAAGGTGATGATTGGTCAGCTTCCCCAAGTGCAGATATACGTATAACAGTAGATGGTGTTATAGCTTATGAAGGTGATGTTACCAGTTACTTTGAGAATTTATCCATTAATCCGCCTAAAGTCTTTCAGTATAAATCAAGTTTTGAGCTAGCAGGAAAACGTAACAATTTAACAGATGGTATGCAGTTACAGCTACGCGAAACTATGGTTGTAGGACTAAAATAGAAAGGATTCAGAAGATGAATGATTTAATAGAAGGAATTAGAATAGCCATTGTAACAATAGGTGGTTTTATAGGAGGGATAATGGGGGGCTTTGATGGACTCATTTATTCATTAGTTGCTTTTGTTCTTATAGATTATCTAACAGGTGTAATGGCTGCTATTGTAGAACATCAGCTTTCTAGTGAAATAGGCTTTAAAGGGATTTTTAGAAAGGTAAGTATCTTTATGCTAGTGGCAGTAGGACATATCATAGATTCAAAGCTGCTGGGAACTGGCACTGCTCTTAGAACAGCAATCATACTATTTTATAGCTCTAATGAAGGAATTAGCATTCTAGAAAATGCAACACGTATGGGACTTCCTATTCCTAAGAAGATTAAGTCAGTATTAGAACAGCTCAAGAAGGACAGTGAAGAAGATGAACATCCAGAATAACTATCTAACAGTTAATCAATATTCTAGACCTAAGATTGCTATAAAAGCCGTTAAAGGAGTAGTTATTCACTGGGTGGCCAATCCAAACTCCTCTGCACAAGCTAATCGCAATTACTTCGAAGGACTGAAAGTAGGAAAAAAGAATAATAATGGTGGGATGACTTATGCTAGTGCTCATTATATTGTAGGACTTGATGGAGAGATTATTGCCTGTATTCCCGAAAATGAAATGGCCTACCATGCTAGTTCGGCTAATGGTACGCACCTGGGGATAGAGGTTTGCCACAAAGATTGGGAAGGACAATTTACTTCACCTACTTATGATGCGTTAGTAGACCTTGTTGCTGATATTTGTAGGCGCTATAAACTTAATCCACTTACAGATGTAATTAGACACTATGATGTAACAGGTAAGAATTGCCCCAAATATTATGTTTCGCACAATGAGGCATGGATACAGTTAAAGAACGATGTAAATAAGCGATTAGAAAAAGAAGATATCACACAGATAACCATTCAGCTTAATGGAGAAGAGAAACAAGTGAGTGCTATTAATATAGAAGAAACTCATTACATTAGGCTTCGGGATTTAGCAGATGATCATATAGATATCGGGTATGATAAAGAGAAAAAAATGCCTGTAGTTACAATTAAATAGTTGATGATATTTAGGGGGTGGCTCGATTGGGTCACCCTAATTTTTTATGCTTGTAAAGGAGATTTTGATGGATTCAATAAACAAAAATGAGATATATTATCAAGCTACAGTGTGCCTTCTAAACAAGTTTTGGCTGCAGGGACTTATTACAGAAGCAGAATATAAAAAAATAGATGCTCTAAATATTGAGAAATGGAAACCACTAATAGCTTCTATCTAGCCTTGATGTTATCTACTTTGTACGGTAACATGTCACTACCTTAAAAGAAATGGAGGAAATGCTAATGTCGAAGAAGGTTACAGTAATTGAACCTACTCAAAAAAATGAAACAATAGAAGAAAGTAAACTTCGAGTTTGTGCCTATTGTAGAGTAAGTTCTATACATGAAGAGCAATTAAATTCATTTTCCAACCAAGTTACACACTATACTCAATATATTAACAGCAATCAAAACTGGTATTTTGTGGGCATATATGCTGATGAGGGGATAAGTGGAACAAGCAAAGAAAAGAGAACTGATTTTATGAGACTCATCAATGATTGTGAGTGTGGGCTAATAGATCTAGTAATTACTAAGTCCATATCCAGATTTGCAAGGAATACTGCAGATTGCATTGAGGTAGTGAGGAAACTTAAAGAGATAGGAATAGGGGTATTTTTCGAGAAAGAAAATATTAATACACTTTCAGAGGAAAGCGAATTGGTACTCTCCATATTGAGCTCCATCGCACAAGAGGAAATGATTTCCTTATCAAAGAATATACGGTGGGCCAATCAGCGGCGATATAGTCAAGGTAAATTTCAAATTGCTCCCAAGAAATTTTTGGGGTATGACGTTGATCCAGTAAAACAGACATTAGTCATAAATCAAGAGGAAGCCAAATTAGTAAAATATATTTTTGAGCAATATCTTTCAGGGAAAGGGACTGCTGTTATTGCAAGAGAGCTTAATCAAAAAGGTATTCCAACTATTACAAATGCAACATGGCAAGGCTCTACAATAAACAGAATGGTTAAAAATGAAAAATATTGTGGGGACGTGTTAATGCAAAAGACGATTACAGGAGATGAGATTACTTTTAAAAGAAAACGAAATAAAGGTGAGCAACCCCAATATTATATTAAAGACAACCATGAACCTATAATATCGAGAGAAGATTTTGAACGTGCTCAGAAGTTATCAATTGAAAGAAGACTAGCAAAAGGACTAACCGAGGATGTAGCTAAAAAAATGCAAAATCGCTATCCATTAACAAGTAAAATTATTTGTGGTAAATGTGGTTGTATATTAAGAAGAACTACTCAGAATTCAGGTACCACTTATCCAAGAGTCGCTTGGGATTGTAGTAGTAAGAGAAGGACCTACGGTACCACCAAATGCAAGGGGGGCTCCATTCACGATGATTCTATTACAAAATTAACTATAGTAGTCCTAAAAAAGTTGTATTTTAGCCTAGATAATTTATTAGTCCCTTATCGTAGCACTCTAAGAAATATTGAAAAATTAAAAGATAATAAAGAGATAGCAGAATATGATCTGCAGATTCAACAAGTAATCAGCCAAATGAGGGTACTTGCTGATTTGTCAGCTAAGGGAAATTTAACACCTATGCTATATACTGCTCAAAACAATGAGTTGTGTGCAAAGATGGATGAATTAAAGAAAAGGAAACAAGTTTTAGCTGACAAGTATTTTTCCACTATCCGCAATTTAAATGATACCGATAAGATAATCTCACGATTAAAAGATACCCAGGGAGTAATTCCTAGTTTAGATAAGGAATTAGTTGATGCTATCATTGACACCATAATAGTTTACTCAAGAAACAATATCGTATTCAAATTAAAAAATGGTATAGAGTTACCTGAAAAAATAGGAGACTGATATGTTTAGACACCTACCCTATGGTTATAAATTGAATCTAGAAAATAGAATTGTACTGAATGAGAAGGAGGCACCTTTTGTTGAGGCTATTTTTGAAAAGTACTTGTCTGGTGTATCACAAATAGATATTACAAAATGGTTAATCAAAGAGAATGCTCCAGCACCTTTAGATACATGGAAATATAGAAGTGTAGGATATATTCTTAAAAATAAAAAGTATCAAGGAACAAATGAATTTCCGTCTATTATTTCAAAAAATATGTATTTGGAAGTTAATAAGAATAGATATGAAGAAGGGCGTTATAAAAGTACTTATTATAATAACACGCCCTATAATAAAAAGAAAAAATATCCCTTTACTGGTATAGTAGTATGCGGAAAATGTAATCAAACTTGTCAAAGTCACATTGTTTGTCCCAATAAGCCTTATAGAAGACAAGTATGGCGTTGTGGCAATTATATATCAGAGGGAAAAGTATCCTGTAGGATAAGCATTGATAATACAGAACTTGAGCAATTATTTATACAAGTATTTGCTGAATTTTACAATAAATTTGAGAGTCTTGTAAAAGTACCTGTTAAAAAAGAAAGTACAAAGACTAGTTATGAGCTATTAAAAGTTGACCTAGTAATAAAAGAGGCATTGCAAGAAAGCACACCCAATACACAGATGATATTGGATTTATTAGATAGACGAGTTAAAGAAGTATGGGCCCATACAGTACTAGACGATTATGAAGAAGAAAGTGCAAAACTACGCGAGCTATTATATGTAATAAAAGAAGTACCACAAGAATTTGATAGTAATTTATTTAATAAGGTTATAAAACAGGTCACTTTATTCCCATTAGGTAAAGTGGATTTTGTATTTTTAAATAATATTGTACTACACAAAAATTATACGGATTACAGTAAACGTGGGAAGGAATGAGAATTGTGACAAGAAATGTAGCAGTCATACCAGCTAGGCCGGTGTTTGAAATCGCCGGAAGGCAAGAAATAGCTAAACTTAAAGTATGCGCTTACTGTAGAGTAAGTACCGATAATGAGGAGCAGCTCACAAGTTATCAAGCACAAATGAATCACTATTCTGACCTTATAGCACAGAATCCCAGTTGGGATTTTGCAGGTATTTATGCTGATGAAGGTATTAGTGGAACAAGTACTAAAAATCGAGCACAATTTAACAAAATGATAGCAGATTGTAAGGCCAATAAAATAGATCTGGTACTCACCAAATCTATTTCTCGATTTGCTAGAAATACCTTGGATTGTTTAAAGTATATTAGAATTTTAAAAGAATATAAAGTGGCAGTCTTTTTTGAAAAGGAGAATGTCAATACACTGGATTCTAAAGGTGAATTTCTCCTCACGCTACTTTCTTCCCTGGCACAAGAAGAGAGCAGATCAGTCTCATCGAATACGCGGTGGGGGATAACCCATAAGTTCCAGCAGGGAGAAATAATGCTTAACTATACTCAATTCATGGGTTATACCAAAGATGAACAGGGTCACCTAGTTATTGTGCCTAAGGAAGCTAAAATTATTAAACGAATCTACAAAGATTATCTAGAAGGTAAAAGCGCAAAACAAATAGCTAGAGAACTTACTAAGGATAGAGTTACACCACCAGGTGGAGGAAAAAAGTGGTTTGATTCAACGATATTAAGTATTTTACGGAATGAAAAGTATTATGGTGATGCCATTCTTCAAAAAAGCTACACTGAAGATTTCCTTACAAAAAAGAGAATAAAAAATACTGGTCAACTTCCACTATACTATGTAGAAAATAGCCATCCAGGAATTGTGACAAAAGAAGTGTTCATGAAGGTGCAGGAAGAAATATTAAGGCGCAACAACCTACCAGGTGCTTCAAAAGGTGGAACCATGACTTATCAATCCAAGTTCGCCTTGGCTCACCGAATAGTATGTAGCGAATGCGGTACAACTTTTAGGAGATGTACTTGGACATATACAGGAGAAAAGATACGGGTATGGCGATGTGGTAAACGGATAGCAACCGGTGGTAAAGAATGCAAAGCAGAAGCAATATATGAAACTGATCTACAATCAGCATTTATAAAGGTAATGAATGAGTTGGTCCAAAATCAAGAAGAGTTTATTGGACCACTGCTAGTAAATATTAATAAGGTGCTAGAGCAGCAGCTACAGAACAAAGATAAAATAGAAACACGTATTGCAGAGTTATCAGAGATTCTGACAAGCCTAGTAGAAAGTCAATCTCGGATGAGGCCTTCAACTAATATCTCTGGAGAGGAGTATATTAATATTTCTAATGAGTACAATGAACTAGTTAAGCAGCAAGATGAGATGCTGGCAAAGGAAAAGGAATGTGCAATGAGGAAGTTGCAGATCAAAGAGTTAGTGGAAGTAATGACTAGTAAGAGGGAGGTAATTACAGAGTATGACGATAAGATGCTACGCCAATTGGTAGAACGGATATATGCTTTGGAGAATCAGCGAGTTAGGTTTGAATTTAAGTGTGGAGTAGAAATAATTTATTAATTAATTTAAAAATATTATTGACATTTAAGACTAATTATTATATTCTGTCTTTAGAAAGTGGATACTGTCAGTAGGGTGGCTCAAGAGTAGTACCTGAAAGCTAGCACTGGGGAAATTGGTTTGAACGTAACATTGTAATTATACAAGTTCATTCTATTCGTTTGCCTGGTAGGTAAGCGATTTTTTTGCGTTGTCCAGTGGATTTACTTTACTCTTAATTTTGAAAGGAAGATGTATATGAAAGGTATTGAAAAATTTGGGGTTTTTAATGGTAACATCTTTTTACTTTTAGGTGTTAGCGGTACTGGTAAAACCTCATATCAAAACATTTACATTGCACCATGGGCACGGAAATATTTTAAAGGTTTAATTGGAGAAGCAAATTCTACGATTGTTAACAAAGTCATCGTATATACTAGTAGATTGCAAAAAGATATGATTTTTATCATTGAACCTAAAAAGTTAGTAATTAATCAATTTAAGTTTCTAGCATATATAGCAAACAATTTAGTTAAGCTTGCAAAAAAAGCGGCTGATACCCCTAAAAATTATACTGCTGATGCTATGAAGCAGGAGCTAGAAGCAGGATTAAAGGTAATATGGAACACCATTTCAGGGATGTTTGCAGGTATATTCTTACTAGATACCGCAATTAGACAAGAATATTTTAATAGGATATTGGATGTGTGCTTTAAGTTGAATTTTGAAGATATCAAGCAAATTGGAATAGAAGCACAGCAAGGATGTGTTGATAAAGCAGGGGCGGATATCATTAGAACAGCTATACACACAGAAATTACTATGTATCTCGATAATCAATGTTCAAGTATAAAAAATGATTTGATTACAATTTGTAGTGATATAAACGAACAATTGAAATCCCATTTTGAGGTATGCTTTAATAGTTATACTAAAAATGATAGTTTCTACTACATTGCAATACCAACAGATGAGGCATTGCAAACTTCCATGCATAAGAATTTCATCGATTTATTTTTTAAAGCTAATGATACTAAGGATACAGTCTCACTAGAGGTTTTATGTGAAACGATTACAATATATGTTCCATTAGATCCAACTATTAAAAACCTTATAGAATCAGACCAAGATTTATTAAATAAGATGCGAGATCGAAATGGTGACATTGAATTTGCATTTGAAGATACTAAAGGTATATATCACAATGATGATGGTGATAGTGATGCTTCCCAAAACTTATCTGATTATATGAAAGAGTTTACTGGTACGGGTTATATATTTATAAATCCAGTAATAGAATCTGAGATGAGCAAAAAAATTAAGAAGCTTTTCAATGAAATAGCTAGTACTTTTGTGAGGAACAAACCATTAGCAGTAGTTATGCCAAAAGTTGATCTAGGAATTGACTCTATTCGTAAAAATTTACAAGAACAAAATGAAGATCCTTTTTCTATGTCGAATATTACACCAGTAAAACTAGACGGGATTAAAGCTAGAGAAATTATAGAAGATAAATCCAACATATGTAGAGATGAGATTTTACAAGCATTAAATCCTAAAGGTTTGCAATTGTGTGGTGTTTTCCCAGTATATTTAAAACCTGATGATCAATTACCAGAGGAGATTGCATCCACATATCATCCTTATTTTCAGGCAGTAGCATTATTGAAAGCATTTTATGAACAAGTATATAAACCTAACGAATTTGTGTATGTAACATTAGATACAAATGCAAATGATATTACTTTTTCCATTGACATTAAAAATTTAAATGGAATTATGCATGATTTACTAAATAATGAACCTAAATATACGAGTACAGTTCATAACCTAATATTAAAAAATATAAGTGAAAATGTAGGAATAACGCCTAATGGCAATGGGTATAATGCACTTCGTAGGCACTTAGAAAAAGGTGAAGGATGGGAATCTTCAATTAACGAGTGGTATTTTATAACTTGTAAGTCTTTTAATATTCAATATCCAAATTATTTGTACGCAATTATAAAGAATTATATACTTGTTCCAAGTATGTTAGATCGTATTGTTTCACAAGTAATAGTCATTGGAGGAGGAATATTAGATGATAAAGCAGAAGAACAGTTTAAAAAATTATTATCAAGATATTTAAAATACTATACCAAGCAATTTGTCAAAAATATCGTATATGATAATGTGTTGATACCATCTGATAATAAATATCCTTCTTTTAACTATAGAGACGCGTTTAAAGGCTTTTTACTTGAATCAACAAATGTATTTACAAACCTTCAATTATGTGAAAATATATATAGCAGTAGTGCCTATACCCAATTAAATAAAGCAATTTCAAGTATTTTAAGTCAAAATATTCGATTTAAATAAATTATAGGATAAGGTTCACCATTAAAATTATTAGTGGTGAACCTTGTTGCAGTGTCCCTTATAAAAATTTACCTCCTCGTGGTACAATTACACATAATATATCATAAGAGTACAGAAACTATTTAGTTTGAATTTGGCATACTAAGACATCACATATCTGACTGAATAAGTTAGAATAGTTAATTTAAGAAAAACATAGAATTATCAGAAGTTAATTGATATAATATTCTAAATAGCAGAAAATATATATTATCAAAATGAAAGCGATAGAAATAACTATACAGAGGTGAGAGAATGAGTACGGAAACAACAACAATTTTTAAAGAGTTAACACCCATAATATTAGATTTAGATAATATATTTTTAGACCCAAATAATCCTAGATTTACATCCATGACATGGGATGAAGTTTCAGATAATCGTATTGATGATGTTGATGTACAGACTATAGCACAACAAAAATTAATACAAGATTTTTCTGTTGATAAACTTATTGTAAATATAGAAACAAACGGATTTTTACCTATAGATAGGGTGATAGTAAAGGAATTTAAAGATGGTAAATATGTAGTATTAGAGGGAAATAGAAGAATTTGTGCTACTAAATTAATTAAGAGTAAACATGAAAAAAATCCTGAAGCTGTAAGTGGAGAAGTGATGGAATCAATAGCAGAAATCAACTGTTTGTTATACACCGGATCCGAGCAACAGCCCTCATGGATATTCCAAGGTTTACGTCATATTATGGGAATACATGATTGGTCAGCATTTAATAAGGCTAAATTATTAGTTAAATTAATGGAAGATGAAGATCTAAATTTAACAGAAGTTGGTAAACGTTTCGGATTAACTGCTTTTGGGGCCGGTCAGTGGGTAAGAGGGTATTATGCTTTTAGAATTGCAACAGAAGAATCTGATTATTCTAGGGAAGTGGATGAGAGAGCATATCCATACTTTCAAGAACTTTTTAGTAGAAGTAATGGCCCTTTTAGAGAATGGTTACAATGGAATGATAAAGAGTATAAATTTGAGGACTCCCTACATTTTAATGAATTTTTATCTTGGCTATATCCTCGAAGTGAAGAGCAACTTGATGGATCAGATGTTCATGGTGATTGGGGTCAAAGAAAAATTGCAAGAAGTAATGATATTCGGATGTTATCATATTTATTGAGAGAAGCAACAGTTGAATTTGAAGCCTTCAGAAATGAAGGACAGTTAGAAAAAGCCTATAATCTAGCAAATACCAAAAAATATATTAGAGATTCTAATCCTAGCGAAGAAGCATTTAATAATATAAGTGCATGTATAAAATCCTTAGAAAATCTTCCCTTTAAGTTAATTAAAAACGAAAGTGAGAAACTCTTAGACTTATTGAATTCACTAGAAAAAGCCGTAGGAGAAATAAAGGAAATATGCCAATAAATTATAATGCAAATGTTATACGATATTTGTATAGGAAGGAATATAGCTCAGATACATACGAATTTAGAGAAATTTTAAAAGAGGCAGTAATACATGAAATAGATTCTGATTTGACTCAAGTTGATGGTATAGTAGAGAAAAAGCTTAATACAATATGGTCTTTGTATAAGAAAGATTATGAATTTGATTTAGCTAATAATATAGTACCATTATTTGATATTGTTAATGAATACTCTAAGACTATAAAATGGATAGGTATAAATAGTGCTAAAATTAAAGATACAAGACGATATTTATATACTATTCGCCCATACATATATAAGTATATTGACAGTATAGATGATAGAAAATATGAGGCATTAGCCTGTGTAATATGTAAATTTTTAGGAGCTGAAAATGTAAAGTTAACCTCTGCTGGGAATGAAGGAGGAATAGATTTTATTGCTAGTATAAAATTTCCAGTAAAAGCTCATTTTTTATTTGGAAATAAAGGCCCTATTAGAATCATTGGGCAATGTAAGAAATATTCAACCAAAGACAATGTAGGGCACATGAAAGAGTTTGTCCAAACACTTAATAATGTACATAATTTATCATATAGAGCAGGTGAGGTTTTACCATCATGGTTTAAGGCATCAACAGGTCCTATTATTGGGTGGCATATTTCAAATTTGGGACATCAATCTGGGGCGTTAGATATCGCCAAAAATTATGGTATCGTTACTTCAACATCTAAAGATATTGTTGAGATTATTTGCAAATCCAGAATAGAAGGTAATTATACTGAAAGGATTAGATATATTAATAATTTAGTTGAAGAATTACTTAGAGGTTAAAAATATGATGCAAGTTTAAGGGTGAGTCTGATAAAATCAGGGCACCTTCTTTTTTATGGTATGAGTTTCTTCCTATTATATTGCAACTGATTTCACCCTACATTTTCTAGTGCACCCTCTATATAATTTGCAACCCCAGGGGGTACAATCATACATAGTATTGCATAAAAGTGCAGATACTATTAAGTTTGACGTGCTAAGGCAAGAAGAAAGCTTAAGTTTGAGCCTCAACTCTACCTGGGGTGTAAGAAGACGTTTTGAACAAGGTAAAGTAACCATTAATGAGAAGAAGTTCTTAGGCTATGACAAAGATAGTGAAGGCAATCTTATCATCAATGAAACGCAAGCAGTCATTGTACGAAGGATTTATAAAGATTTCCTGGATGAGAAAGGCACAGCTCATATCACAAGGGAATTAGAGCAGGAGAAAGTTAAAAACTGGAACGGCACCACTAAATGGTATGAGAGCACCATCAAAAGCATCTTGCAAAATGAGAAATACAAAGGTGATGCCATATTACAGAAAACTTATACTGTAGATTTCCTAACAAAGGAGCGTGTGAAAAATACCGGTAAAGTACCCAAATACTATGTAGAGGAAAGCCACCCAGCTATCATAGCACCTGAAACTTGGCAAGCTGTTCAGTTAGAAATGGAGAGGCGTAAGAAATTTTGTATGGAGCATGGTATCAAAAATCTAGACACAAGAATACCCTTTGGTGGGAAAGTTATATGTGGCATTTGTGGCTCGGTTTATAGTAGGAAAACATGGATGCAGCCTGATGGAACCAAAAGAAAGGTGTGGATGTGTAGCAATAGATATAAGGAAAAAGGAGTAAAAGGGTGTGAGAGTAAACATGTTAATGAGGAAGTTTTACAAAAAGCTTTTGTGGCGGCATTTAATGAACTAGTTACAAATAAGCAGTATTTCTTAGAAAAATGGAAAGGTGAGTTAGAGGATAGTAATGCATTAAAACAATATAGGTTAAATGAGTTTATTGGGATATTAGAGCAAGAGGAAAAGCAAGAACAATTCAACGAAAGCCTGTGTCTTAGAATACTAGAACAGATTGAACTGTTTGATAACAAAGGAACAATGCACATTACATTATTGGATGGTATGAGTATGAAGTGTGAAAATAACAATTAAAAACTTTGAAAGCATGACTAAATTTGAATCATAAAATAAACACCACTTTTGTAATTAAGTTTAAAGTGGTGTTTATTTTACATATTGTGCACAACAACCACAAAATATTACATGCTTTTAGCACATTCTACCGAAAATAACATATATGACAGTTTCAGACAAAGTTTTAATATTTTAATTATTATAATTATATTGAAAATAATTATAAAGGGGAGTTGCTATTTGAAAACCAAAAAAAGAGTTTTAGCCTATTTACTTACTTTAACACTAGCTATGACATCATTGCCTATTCAATTATTTGCACAAACAACAAACGACTTACCACTACCTATGTCAGCACTTGTAGATACCCAAACTACAACACCCGGAGCTATACAAATTAATCCTTCTAAGTATACTGGGGATGGTTATCAAGTAGAATTTAAAATAACGAACCAATGGCCTGGGGCATTTAATGGAGAATTAGTACTTACTAACACGGCTGATAAACCACTAGAAAACTGGACATTAAAATTTGATTTTGAACACGAAATTACAAATATGTGGAATGCTCAAATTTTAACACATGAAAATAACAGCTATGTAATTAAAAATATGGGCTGGAATCAAGATATTGAGCCAGGAAGTAGTGTAACCATCGGTTTCCAGGCCAATGGCGATGGTACTATTAATAATCCAAGTAAATATAGCCTGGATATGGAAGAACAAGTAGCAAGTGATGTAGATTACACTATTGGATTTAAGCTAACCGGAAACTGGAATAATGGCTTTAATGGAGAAATAAGTATTACTAATCAGTCTAAAGCACCTATTGAAGACTGGAGCTTAGCTTTTGATTTTGAAGCTAATATTAATAACTTATGGACTGCTACTATAGTTGAGAACATTGATAATCACTATGTTATTAAAAACAAAGGATATAATGCTAATATTGCACCGGGACAAACTCTAACTTTAGGTTTTAGTGGAGATAATCTTAAAGATAGTACAATTGAACCAAGTAATTATAAATTATCTTATATTGGCTCAGTTAAAGATAAAGAAGAGATTGATTATGAGTTAGACACTGATAATGATGATTTACCTGATTACTACGAAAATATATTAGGAACAGATCCTTTAAATGCAGACACTGATGGGGATGACCTTCCTGATGGTTATGAGTATTGGGAACTAATGACAGACCCATTACTTCAAGATTCTGATGGAAACAATATAAGTGATGCAGATGAAGACTTTGATGAGGATGGACTTACTAATAAAGAAGAGTTCTTATTAGACACGGATCCTTATAATAATGATACAGATGAAGATGGTTTGCTAGATGGGGATGAAGTTAATAAGTTTAACACAAATCCACTCGTTTATGATGAGATAGATGAAAATTTAGATACAGATCAAGACGGCTTAGTTGATGGATTAGAGATGAGATTAGGAACGGAATTTAATAACCCTGATACTGATGGAGATGGCCTTCTAGATGGGTATGAAGTTTTTAAGATTGGAACGAATCCGTTAGCGGTAGATTCAAATAGCAATGGTATAAATGATGGTGATGAAGACTTTGATCAAGATGGATTAAGTAACCTAGAAGAACAGAAACTAGGAACAGATCCTCAAGTAGCAGATACAGATAAGGATAACTTGAGTGATGGTGATGAAGTTAATCAATATTATACAGACCCACTGCTACATGATACAGATGGTGACACCATAGGTGATGGGGATGAGATTAAGTTAGGCCTTAATCCATTAGCCACTAGTACTAATGGTGTTCCTGATAATGAATACATGATAGAACAGACAGCATCAGAGGAAGCACTTACGTATATTAATACCGAAGAAAATGCCTACAAATTATCAATTGATATGATTGCTTCAGGTAATGCGGCAGACAACATTATTGTTTCAACAAGCCAACAGGCTCATGCAATAAGTAGCAATGATGCTATTGTTGGAATCCCTATTAGCATAGACTATTATTCAGGAATAATAGAAGAGGGAACGCTTCATTTTCAACTTAAAGAAGATGTTCTATCCGAAGAAAGTAAGGTTAATGATATCAATTTAGAAGGTCTAAAAAGATATTATGTCTTTAATTATAATCAAGAAATAGGAATGTTAGTACCAGTACCAACAACTTATGATGATGATAATGGAACCTTAGTTACTGAAATGATAGGAACTGGTACATATTGTGTCCTTGACCTTGAAAAGTGGTTTTTAGATATAGGGGTTTTAAATGAAAACATACAAACATACTCAGAAAGTACAAGAATGAGTCTCAATAGTACAAGTACATTTATAGACCAAGCATCTATGAATTCAGCTAACGCACGTAGTTTAACTTCAGGTACTTTTAATACTAAACAAAATAAAGTTGATTTAGTGTTTGTAGTAGAAACAGGGTATACTATGGAAAGTATAATGAAATCTGTTAAGACCGGAATAAAACAGATTATTGAAACTCTAGAAGGCCAAAATATAGATTTACAAGTTTCCATTATAGATTTAAAGGATGCAAATTATTTTAATTCCTATAATCCCATTATGATAAATGGAATATCAGCCATAGAAGCAGAAGGTAAACGGGAACTAAGCTTTACAAATAGTAAGGAAGAGATGTTCTCATTAATAGACTCTCTTGATGCATATGGAGGATATGACAGACAAATAGCTGCAACGCCTCTAGCTGGTTTAGGTTATGTAACTACATTACCATTTAGAGCAGATGCAAATAAATTCACGTTACTTATTACTGACAAATCATATAGTGCTACTAATTATCATGGTTTCAAAACTGTATTTGAATTACTAGATGTATTGAAACAGAAAAATATCAGCTTAAGTATTTCAACGATGTCTATACCTACCGAAAGTGGTAGCCTACCAGATATGACCGTTCAAAATTATAAAAGGTGGCTCACTAGAGTTGATGGTGTGTTTGTACTCTTAAGGAATTTTACTGATAATATTAGTGTTTTTACTGACTATTTATTAACTCATTTAATAGAACAAGATACTTTTATGATACTTAAAAGTAATAGTTTAGATGAGGTAATCTTAGATGATCCTCTTATAAAAGGCGGAAGTACAGACTCTGACAAAGATGGTCTCACCGATAGTGAAGAGGTTAACTGGGGGAATGAACTTACTGGTACTAACTTAATTAAAATTACAGCAGACGGCTATGAACTTCCTACCCTTAATGACCTATGGGGTATGATATACATAAAATATAGTTACAGTTGTGAAAACTTCCCATATGCAGATAGATTAGACCAAAAGGTATTACCTTTACTATCAGACCCCACAGAAATAGATAGTGATGATGATGGAATAGCTGATCCCGAGGATACTATGCCATTTATAAATAATTTTATTAGCTCATGGGTAAAGGTAACCAAAAATGGTATTGATAATTATATAGGATTTATTAAGAATGGTGATGAAAATTTAAGAAGAATTACTTATGATATGGGTACATCAAATAATCAAAGAATCTATAGATTTGAGAATGAAGAATGGGTACTTGCAGAAGGAGAGACAATATCAATAAGTAAGGATGCATTAGATGCAGAAATTCATGAGGGAAAAGTATTTATTAATGGAGTTACAAATACTGCTATTATTGGTTATAATACTATTATAGATACAGCACAAAGCCTTTGGCTATCTCCCTATAATCCTTTAAGGGAAAATGAAGAGGATATGACGAATGAAGACCGACATGCAGAAGCAGCAGGTATTATAACTGGGGTTATTGATTCCTTACTTCATGATGAAAATTGGGGCATTCCTATATATTCCAATAAAGGTAATGTAGTATTTAGAGTTTCTTTATTACCATCAAATACTGCATTAAAAAAGGCCATATTAGCAACGGCTGGTGACAGTGAGTACCTTTTAGAAAAGAATGAGTATTATTTACGTGCAAAGTTTTATACCGAAATTGCACTGATAGTTGCCCATGGAATTAGAGGAACGATAGGATTTGATATGGGTAGCAAGTTAATAGCCCAAGGATTAATTTCAAGTGGGGCAAGCGGAGGAATAACAACACTTGCATCTGGATTATCGGTAGCTACAGGCGTAGTATTAATCGCTGATGCAACTTCAGAAGCTGTATTAATAGCACAGACAGTCGGAATTGCAACTGGCGATAATGAGAAATTAAAGAAAGTGGTTAGGTCTAAAGTAGAGGAAAAAATAAGTAAGGCTGCTAAGAAGTTCGGAAATTTTGAATGTGTACCCTGCGCTAAAAAAATCAAAGGAATACTAAAGAAAAATAAAATGAAGGGACGTCAAATTAATCTGACATATAAAGATAAAAACGGGTTTATTTGGAGTGATACAGCAAATAAAACAATAAGTGAGAATGGATTCCATACAGCAATAGAGTTCAACGGAAAAGTATATGATAATATTCATACCGATGGGATTGAATATGAAAAGTGGGTAAAAGACTTTTTGGGAAATGGGGAAAGAACTATTGAATTTACAGATTTTTAAAGGAGCTAGTTATGAATAAAATAACAAATGAAGTATTTTTAAAAGATTTACTTGAACTAACAAATGAAATAAAAAAAAGGCCAGAAATATATTTAGGAGAAAAGTCATTAACAAAATTTTATCATTTTATTAATGGATTCTCAGAAGCATATCATTATATGGATTCAGAAAAAAAATATTTTACTGTATATCCTGGCTTTCAGGAATGGATTCAAAATAAGTACAATATATTAATTGTAAAATCATGGTGTAATATTCTTTTATTTCATAGTAGTAGTGAAAAAGAAGGGTTAGAATTGTTTTTTAAAGAAATTGAATTTTTTATGAACATAGATAAGTAAAATAATCGAGGATTTTCGGGAGGGCCTTCGGGTCGGTTTGAAGTTTTATTATAAATTTCAAGAACTGGAGGCCCTTTTGTAAAATTTGTAAATTCGTACTTTTTGACTTCAGATTCTTGATTCTTTGTAAGTTGTGTCTTATAATCATTTCTTGTGTATAAAAAATAACATCAGAGATGAAGATACATTAATATCATCTGGTTGATGGAGTTTCTTCTTATTTAGGAGAGGGGGTCTAGGATACATTCTTCTATTACGCGTAATAGTTTCCTTACTACACTCCAAAGGCACGTTGAGACAGTAGTCAAGCTATCTAAATAAACCCTAGTAATATCAAGGCTTTGAGCGATTATGCTTGAAGCCTTTTAGTGTGTTTTAGTGGAGGGTGATGTTTGTGGGAACATATCTTTAGGGGGAGGGGGGTACAAACTATTTGGCAAAATTCTTGTATTTTGCGAGAAGGTTCGGATATTGCTGGAAGGTATAAGATATGTATAGTTTGATAGTATTAATAAAAAGTGATATTCTTAATTGTAAGAATATTGTTTGGTGAGAAAGGTGATACGGTATGAGTTTAATGGTTTATTTATGTCCTAAAAATCCTTCATCAGATATTAGTGGAATAGAAAAGAAATTTGATGCGGATAACCATTCTTTATTTGGACTAGAAAATTGGAGAAGGAGTGTGTGGGGGAGTGACAAAGTAAGAAATATGGGGTGCCAAATATTACATACACTAAAGGACAATGATATCTATGCTTTTGACAATAATATTGATATTTTAAAAGCAGACCTCTATTTAATACTTAAAAATATTAGTAGTATTTCAGATAACAACACTATAATTAAAGAAAGTATTGAAATACGTATAAACAATGCTTTAGAAGTAATACGAGTAGCAGAAATGTATTTAGATAAAGTGGGAGTTTACATTGGATGAGCTAGATGATTTTGAAATGATTGGTACGCAATTTAGCAATGGAGTATAGTCAATAGTTTGGACACGATTTGTAACGAAAAAATTTGTTGAGATCAATAATTATGCGTGCTGATCCCAGTATTCTGCTTCTAACTCATTTGGCGTTTTATATCCAATCGCACCGTGGGGAAGACGATTGTTATATAGATTTTCAATGTACTCGAAAATATCTAGTCGAAGTTCCTCTAGGGTATGATAGCTTCTGCGATTGGTGCGATTCTTTTTGAGATATTTGAAAAAACTTTCACAACAAGCATTATCCAAAGGGTATCCTTTTTTAGAAAATGACTGCACAACATTATAGGAATCTAAGAGATTTCTAAATGCAAAAGCAGTATACTCAGATCCCTGGTCAGAGTGAAATATGAGTCCATACTGAACATGACGGCTTTTATAAGCCTTATTAAAAGCTGACATTGTTAAGGTGACATCGTGGTTGCTAGCTATGTGCCAACCAATGATTTTTCTAGAAAACAAGTCCATGACAATGCAAAGATAATACCATTTACCATTAACTTTTATGTAAGTGAAATCACTAGCCCAGACAAGATTTGGAGCCTTTTGGTTAAATTCCTGATGGAGGTGATTATCGCATTCTCCCTGATTGTGATGTTTTACTCTACAAGGTTTATCTGTAGACATTTTAGGAAGAGACATTGATTGCATCAGTCGGTACACTCGTCCCACGCTGATGTTTATACCATAATCACGACTGAGGATATATGTAATTTTATAAGCACCAAGACATTTATCATAGTCAGAATAAATCTGAAGAATGACACGTTTGATATTTAGATTCTCTTTTACTCTTGGAGCAGGTTCGGAGTTGAAGTGCTTATAGTAAGTGCTGCGATTTACGTTAAGTACGCGGCAAAGGGTTTTAATATCATGCTGAAAACGTAGTTTATAAACAGCATCTAGTCGCTCAGAGAGTGTGGCGTGAATATGGCAATCGCTTTTTTTAATATGAGGTTCTCTTCCTCAAGTTGAGCCATTCTTTTTTGCATTTCTTTAATTTGTTTAGCAGTTAGGACTTTGCCATCATCGGTTTCAACAGTAGAATATTGTTTAATCCATTTAGCGAGAGAAGTCTGTGAAATATCATATTCTTGGCAGAGAGAAGTCTGAGTTTTGCCATTATGATAAAGTGCAACGATTGATTTTTTAAAATCTTCATCATAACGAGTTTGTTTAGTTGCCATGTGGGCACCTCCTTTTGTGTCTACTTATTTAATATAGATCCAGGCATTTGAACTAGATAACTCAATTGGTGAATTAAGTAAGATGCCATATGGTAGTTTTGCAGAAAGAAAAAGTAAGCAAGATAAATGGAGTATAAGTCTTTAGGTTGTAGAATTAATTATAAAGGTGATTTAATGAAGAAAAAGTACCCCGCAGTAGTTGAATTTATAGGAGACCCCAAAAGTTATATTCTTGCATGTGAAGATTCTAGTTTAAGATATTGTAGGGATTGTGAAATATTACCTACCTGTATAAAGAAACATAATATGTGTGAGTTTACACCTAACAAACATTATAATGCTTATTTTTTAGAGTATTGGCAAGGGAGAAGAAATAGTATTCATGTAACATGTAATACTAATGAAATAGTTGATTTTATCCCCTTTGAGGACTTTGAAATCATTGAGGATGTGGATGAAGTTTTATCTAATAAAGAGGCAATTGTAAGATGTATTACACATGAGTATGATAGTAGTCTTTTTGATATTAAATACAATAAAAAATACAAAGCAATTGGTATTTCACGCAATCCTGATAAACAGTATACTTATCTTGTGATGGATGAGAGTATGGATTGTTATTTCTATCCAAATCATTTTTTTGAAATAGTTGAAGATAGAGATGACATACTTGATAGGGAAAATGGCATTTTCGTATATGATAAAAGTTTATTTATTGACTAAATGGTAAATGTGCACTTACTTTAAATAGTAGGTGCTTTCTTTATGCTCAAAATAGAGAGTTGGTGATGGCATGGCAAGTAAAATCAAAGGGATTACGATTGAAATTGGAGGTGATACTAAACCACTAGAAAAGGCCTTAAGTGATGTTAATAAAACCAGTAGAAACTTGCAATCAGAGCTAAGAGAAGTAGAAAAGCTTCTAAAACTTGATCCAGGTAACACAGAGCTTATAGCACAAAAGATGAAATTACTCCAAGAACAAACAGCTAACACCACCGAGAAACTGAAACGATTAGAGGATACACAGGAGCAAGTTAATAAACAGTTTAGAGAAGGTAAGATTAATGATGAACAGTATAGAGCTTTTAATCGTGAAATTGAACAGACTCGTATCCAACTGAGACAACTTGAAGAAGCTGCTAATGACTCAGTTGATGAGATTGAAGATTTGGGGCAAGCTAGTGAAAAGTCAGAAGGTAAGCTCTCCAAACTGGGTTCTATGGCAGGAAGTGCAGCTAAATCAATCGGTGGTATGGCGGTCAAAGGAACTGCTGCTGCCTTAGTAGGCATTGGAACAGCAGCAGCTGGCATTGGTGTTGCAGCTGTAAAAAGTGCAGATGATGCCAAGAAAGCACTTAATAGTTTACAAGTACAAACGGGTGCTACAGATACAGAAATGAAAAGCCTTGAAAAAGGTATGATGGCAATCTATCGTAATAACTTTGGTGAGAACTTTGAGGATATTGCAAATTCCATGGCTAACATTGCTCAGCAAACTAATATGACAGGCAAAGAGCTAGAAACTGCCACTACCAATGCCTTAATGCTAAGAGATAGCTTTGGTTTTGATGTATCAGAAACTACCCGTTCCATTAATCAAATGATGAAAGAGTTCGGTATTTCAGCAGAAGAAGCTTATACCTTAATTGCTCAGGGTGCTCAAGAAGGTCTTAATGCAAATGATGATCTCCTTGATACTATTAATGAGTATAGTGTACATTTTCAGCAGTTAGGTCTAGATGCTGAGGATATGTTCAATATGCTTGAAAATGGGTCAGAAACAGGATCTTTTAGTATTGATAAACTAGGAGATGCAGTGAAAGAGTTTGGTATTAGAGTTAAGGATGGTAGTAAAACAACTACAGATGCTTTTGATGCACTAGGTTTAGATACTGAAAATCTAACTGCTCGTTTTTCAGAAGGTGGAGAAACAGCTTCTAAAGCTTTTGATGAAGTTATTTCAGCCCTTATGAAGTGTGATGATAAGGTCGTTCAAAACACAGCCGGAGTAGGACTTTTCGGCACCATGTGGGAGGATCTTGGCGTAGAAGCCATTGTTGCTTTAACTAATGTAAATGGAGAGTTTGATAAGTCCGCTGATACCTTAGCTAAAATTAATAAGATTAAGTACAACGACTTAGGTAGTGCTATTAGTGGCATTGGAAGAATTCTTCAAACAGACTTCCTTATTCCACTAGGCAAAGAAGTACTACCTTTGCTGAGTGAGTTTGCTAATGCGCTAAGTAAAGGCTTTAGCGGAGATACTTTAACAAGTTTTACGACTTCTATTAATACCTTTGCTACAGGCATGGTTAATAAGTTAACTGAGATTCTTCCCAATCTAGTCAAAATAATAAGTGATGTACTTAGTGGATTGGCCTCAGCCTTAGCAGATGTTATTCCTACAGTTTTACCTCTGCTCATGGATGGGGCATATCAGCTAATTAATGCGCTGATTTCAGTGATTCAGGAGAATGCTCCGGCCTTTGCAAGCTTAGCTGGGGATTTGATAACTAGTTTTATTACTTTCTTAATGGAAACACTGCCAACACTAGCAGATGCTACATTACAAATAGTTATTACACTAATAGATGCTTTATCTGAATCCCTGCCTACTTTAATTCCAGTTATGGTAGAAGGGATTTTAAATTTAGTTCAAGCGATTCTAGATAATTTACCAGCCTTTATTGAGGCTGCTATTAATATGATTCTAGCGTTAGTAGAGGGGTTACTTAATGCACTACCTACCTTGCTAGAGCAAGCACCTATTTTAATAGGACAACTGGCAGATAGCATTATTGCTGCTATTCCAATGCTTATTGATGCTGCTATACAAATTATTACTGGGTTAGTGGAGTTTATATTAAATAACATTGATAAGATTGTTCAAACTGCTATTGAATTAGTTATTGCATTATCTATGGGATTAATTGAAGCCATTCCTAAACTAATGGAAGCTACACCAAAGTTGGTTAAAGCAATTATTGATGTATTTAAGAATACTAACTGGGGTGAGGTAGGACTGAACTTAGTGAAAGGAATTGCTACAGGGATTGCAAATGGTGTAGGTTCTGTAGTACAAGCAGCAAAAAATATGGCCAATAGTGTTTGGAACAGTATTACTAGTGCTTTTGATATGCACTCGCCATCAAGGCTTGCCATTAGAGTGTTTCAAAAAGACTTTGTAGAAAAGGGTATTGGTCAAGGTATTTTAAAAGGGATACCAGAAGTAGTTAAAAATACAAAACAAATGAGTGAAAGCATTGTAGGAGCTATGCAAGCTATTCCAAGCATTGCTTTAAAAGCACAGCTACAAGATGTATCTAGTCAGAATATAGTTTCTACAAGTGGCTTAGTATCTACAACTTCCTATTATGAAGATGGTGATATCATCATCCAGAACATGAATATCAATTCAAAGGAAAATGCTCAGTACTTTGCTGAATATCTATATGCCTTAAAGAAGACTAGAAATAGAACTTTAGGAGTGATGACATGATTAAACTCTATACAATGGATAACCTAGTGACTTCTTATGCCAGCGTTCCTGTTATAAATGGCAATATAAGTGGAGAAAGAAATGGCTATCACAAGTTATCTTTTTCTATCTTAAGTAAATACCTTAAACAACATAATATAACGATTACCCCTAAAACCATCTTTCAAGTAGATGGTCTTTTTTATGTGTGCACAGATGCTGGAAATAGTGATGTAGAAAAGATTGAGCTAAGTTATAATGCAGAACTTCTTCAGACTCAAATCTTAATGTTTAAGTTTATGGATACTCTAGAGTTAACAGGTACCTCTATCGTAGAAGTTTTATCACTGCTAGTGAACTCAACCATTCTAGAAGTAGGAGACTGTGATAATATCTCAGGCTTTGACTTTCAGATTAGTAAAAACAATGCTCAGTATGCGCTTAGTCAGCTTCTTGAAGCCACTAAAACAGAAGTCACTTATAATGACGTAAAAATTAATATTAAGAAAGCCAATTGGCAAGACAACATTAAAACGCTTATTAAAGGCTATGACTTCACTACTTTAGACGAGAGCACAGATGTATCAGATGTTATTACAAAACTTCACTATCAGAATACAAAAGGTGACCTTAGTGGCTTTATAGTAAGTACCTATGCCGGAAAATATGGTTTTACTAGAGAAGGCTATCAAGAATTTGATACAGATGATCTAGGAACTTTAAACACCTTAGCAGAAGAATATTTAGCTACTGTAGATCAACCTAGTTGCAGCATTTCTATAAGCATTCCTAAAGTTAAAAAACTTAACCTAGGCCTTTGTGAATTAGTTAAGCTCCATAACACCTTATTGGACCAAGAACTAATCTATAAAGTAGTAGGTTATAATAAAAGTCTTACTACCGCTGCAGATACTTATCAGTTAGGCCAACGCAAGAAGGACTTCACAGATATTGAGCAGCTCTTTAATGAGAAGGCCCAAGAGGTCGTTCAAGAAGTAGTTCAAAATGTTATTGTTGAAGTTATTAAGCAAGAGGTCATTAGTGCTAATACAGCTCATATCCTCAATGCTTGGATTAAAGATTTAAATGTAGAGTTTCTTGAAACCAACTTTGAGGCTCTTGATGTAAGACAGCCCTATCCAGAAGATGGTCGTCGCAATTTTATTCGTATTAAAGAAGAACAAATGGAGTTTGTTACCCAGAGCTTAAGTAAAACAGAAGTTCAAGACTATCACAATAAGGATGGTGATTCGCTTTATTACACTGCCATAGATGACCATGTACAGGCCTATAAATATTTTACGATCACCTCTCCTACTAGCATTTATCAAGGCTTAACAGAAGCACAAGTTGATAAATTTAAAGTTAAAGTAAGAAAAGTACTGAGTGAAAGCATAAAGGCTACTTTTACCTTTGGACTTATTGGTGATACCCAATATCCTCTTATGAGGTGGGGTGTTGGTACAGATCCAAGCGGTAGTTCTGATAAAGGCAAAGGTTTTATTTATAAAGAGCTAGATGGTTTAGTACTCAAATACATTACAAGTACAGGAACTGTTCATCAAATTAAACTAGGTGAAAATGGCATAGAAGGCATAGCGGCTGATGGAGAAACGATTATCCAAAACATCAACATGGGTGGGCTGGTTGAAATACCTGGTGTGGCTCTTACGAAAGCTTCTTTTAGTGAAAGTGGTGTTTCCTTAGAACATGGTGAAACGAAAACTACCTTTACTTGGACCAAAGATAGCCAAGGAAGAATTAGCACACTTTATAATTCTCAAACAGGCCTAACTGTTCCTGTAAGCTGGAGTTAGGAGGATAAGATGGATGCAAGACTTTGACGTAGGCTTTCTAAGTACACTGATGTCCTTTGGTATCTCAAGCGGAGCCTCCAGTAGCGGCTTACCAGATATGAATACATTAATGTTTGTTAACTGCGCCTACTATAGCGGAGATTTAGGAGAAGGCTCTAATTATTTGAGTGCTGATAGTTATGTCCCTATATTCAGTAGTGATTTTAGTTACATTCCTAAAAAAGGTGGCATTGTGATGATGGGAGCCTATCAACTTGAAGATCCAGATGATTATAGTGGTGAAACACCTATGGCTATATTAAAGATTACTACTGATAACAAGGTAATCTTTGAAGATGATATAACTGCATATTTTCCAGACCCTATTGTAGAGAAAGTAAGAGGTTTTAGCTATCAGAGTTCTTTTAAGATAGAAGCCAAGAGGCTGAATCTAACAGATAGTATGGGGTTACAACTTTATCAAACTATGATTATTGGATATAGGTAGGTAAGTGAAATGAATGATATAGCATTTAAGAATGGCATACTTTGTGGCTTGTTAGCTACAGGTATTGGAATAGGCGGAGGTAGTAGTGGAAATAAGCTTCCTTTACCTGAAGTATTAGAAATTATTAATCTAAGCTACTATGATAACGTGATTACTTACCTTAATGAGTTTAGCTATACAACTTTGCTATCTAGTAGCTTTATTTATATGCCAAGTCAAGGTTATGTCATGATTGGTGGCTATGACCTATATGATTTTGAAGGTGATGATTGGGAGTCTACACCTGAGGCAACTATGAAAATTACAGTAGATGGTCAAGTTGTCTTTGAAGGACAGCTATGGGAGATTTTTGAAGATGTAACAATCAATCCACCTTTAGTTTATCAATACCAATACAGTTTTGAATTGTCAGCTAAAAGGCTTAATATGTCAGATGGAATGCAGATGCAATTACGTGAAACCATGGTTTTAGGATTAAAATAGAAAGGATTCAGAAGATGAATGATTTAATAGAAGGAATTAGAATAGCCATTGTAACAATAGGCGGTTTTATAGGAGGGATAATGGGTGGCTTTGATGGACTCATTTATTCATTAATAGCTTTTGTACTGATAGACTATTTGACAGGGGTCATGGCTGCTATCGTAGACCGTCAACTTTCTAGTGAAATAGGCTTCAAAGGGATTTTTAAAAAAGTCAGTATCTTTATGTTAGTAGCAATAGGACATATTATAGATTCAAAGTTATTAGGAACTGGGACTGCTCTTAGAACGGCAATCATATTATTTTATAGTTCTAATGAAGGTATTAGTATTTTAGAAAATGCAACACGTATGGGGCTTCCTATTCCTAAGAAAATCAAATCAGTATTAGAGCAACTTAAAAAGGATAGTGATGAAGATGAACATCCAGAATAACTATATAACGGTTAATCAATATTCTAGACCTAAAATAGCTATAAAAGCTGTTAAAGGAGTAGTAATTCATTGGGTGGCCAATCCAAACTCTTCTGCTCAGGCTAATCGTAATTACTTCGAAGGGCTGAAAGTAGGAAAGAAAAATAGTAATGGTAGTATGATCTATGCCAGTTCTCATTACATTGTAGGACTAGAAGGAGAGGTTGTGGCTTGTATACCTGAAAATGAAATGGCCTATCATGCTAGTTCAGCTAATGGTACGCACCTTGGCATAGAGGTTTGCCATAAAGATTGGGAGGGACAATTTACTTCACCTACTTATGAGGCCTTAATAGAACTTGTAGCTGATATTTGCAAGCGATATAAACTTAATCCTCTTACAGATGTTATCAGGCATTATGATGTGACAGGTAAGAATTGCCCCCAATATTATGTTTCGCACAATGAGGCATGGGTACAGTTAAAGAATGATGTTAATAAGCGATTAGAAAAAGAAGTTATCACACAGATAACCATTCAACTTAATGGAAAAGAAAAACAAGTGAGTACTATTAATATAGATGAAACTCATTACATTAAGCTTCGGGATTTAGCAGATGATCATATAGATATCGGGTATGATAAAGAGAAGAAAATGCCTGTAGTTACAATTAAATAGTTGATGATATAAGGGGGTGGCTCAGTGGGTCACCCTCATTTTTTATGCTTGACTTACAGCAACACTAGAGTGATGAATGTAGTAGCTTAAATGAAAGGAGCAAAAACAATGCAGGTTACTATACTAGAACCAGAAGCTACACCAATAGTTAAAAAGAGGGTTTGTGCTTATGCTAGGGTGTCTACCAATAGTTTAGATCAGGCAGATTCACTAGAAAACCAAACCATTCATTATCGAAATAAAATTGAATCTAACCCAGACTATGAGTTTGCGGGCATTTTTGCAGACAGAGGTTATTCAGGTACTAAGGATAATAGACCAGAGTTTCAAAAGATGATGTCACTTTGTAGACAAGGGAAAATAGATCTAATCCTTGTAAAATCAGTTTCTAGGTTTGCAAGAAATACGACTATTGTATTGCAATATATAAGAGAGTTAAGAAGTTTAGGTGTAGAAGTACACTTTGAAGAACAGAACTTAAATACTCTATCAATGGGTGGTGAGCTTATGCTTACTGCCCTTTCTGCTTTTGCAGAAGAAGAAAGTAGAAGCGTGAGTGAAAACATTAAATGGCGCATTAGAAAGAAGTTTGAAAGAGGAGAGCTCATTATTAGTACAAAGCGCTTTTTAGGATATGACAAAGACGAATATGGGGACTTGGTTATTAATCAAAAAGAAGCTCAGATAGTAAGGCGTATCTATGAGGATTACTTGGTGGGTACAGGAAGCTTTATCATTGCTAAAGAATTAAATGCACAAGGTATTCCAACAGTAACAGGTGCAAAATGGCATGACACTACTATTCTTGAAATATTGAAAAACGAGAAATACAAGGGTGATGCTTTGCTACAAAAATATTATAGACCAGACCATTTATGTAAAAGGAATAAAAGAAATATCAATAAAAGAGAAAGCTTTTATGTAAGAGAAAATCATTCACCTATTGTATCGGTAGAAATGTGGGAACAGGTTCAAAAAGAATTAAAAATAAGACGTAGAAACAAAAAAGTAAATAACAAGAAACACACATTATCAGGACTGCTCATTTGCAGTAAGTGTGGCTGTAAGCTACAACGAAGAGTTTGGAACAGTGGAAAGCCATGTGAAAAGATCATGTGGCAATGTAGCAATTATATTAAAAATGGAAAGGCTGTCTGCTCAGGGACTGCTATAGAAGAACGAATACTAGATGGGCTTAATATAAAAGGAGAAACTATTGTGAAGGAGTGGATGAAGAATGGCAAGAAGCATTACACTTATACCAGTAATAACAGAAGAAACGACTAA